AGAAGTAGAAGTAGGTGATGCAAAATGCTAAGCAATACGGCAACGCCTAGGTACTACGGGGAGTTCCGAGATAAAGTCCTGGATGGAGAGATTCCTGTTAATAGGGAGATTTCCATGGAGATGAACCGTATTGATTGGCTTATAGCTAACCCCGGTGTATACTATGACGACAATGCTGTAGAAGGATGGATTGCTTTCTGTGAATCTGAAATGGTCTTGACCGATGGGTCCGACTTGGAACTGTTGGATACATTTAAACTTTGGGGAGAGCAATTATTTGGTTGGTTCTATTACGTTGAGAAAACAGTGTATGAACCAAATGCTTCTGGACGAGGCGGACATTTCGTAAGGAAATCCGTCAAAAAGCGTCTTGTCAACAAACAGTATCTTATCATTTCTCGAAGTAATGCAAAATCGTTATACGAGAGTTTAGTGCAAGCTTATTTTCTGACAGTCGATACAACAACGACACATCAGATTACAACGGCCCCAACAATGAAACAGGCTGAAGAGGTTACAAGTGCAATTAGCACTGCCATAGCAAGAGCGAGAGGGCCTATGTTCAAATTCTTGACAGAAGGCTCTATACAGAACACTACCGGTTCCAAAGCGAACCGTGTTAAGCTTGCATGTACCAAGAAAGGTATACAGAACTTTCTTACAGATTCGTTACTAGAGATCAGACCCCTGAGTATTAACAAACTTCAGGGATTACGAGTAAAAGTAGCTACGGTCGATGAATGGCTCTCAGGCGAATTGAGAGAAGACCCAATAGGTGCAATCGAGCAGGGTGCAGCCAAAATAGATGGATACGTAATCTTAGCTGTAAGTTCGGAAGGTACTGTCCGTAATGGATGTGGAGATGCCATCAAAATGGAACTGATGGACATTCTCAAAGGCGAATACCAGAACTGGCATACTAGTATTTGGTATTACAGGCTTGATAGCGTGGATGAAGTCGGAGACCCAGACATGTGGCCTAAGGCTAATCCGAACCTACCGATCACAGTCAGCTATGAGACGATTCAGCAAGATGTTGAACGAGCTGAGAAAGCACCAGCTACAAGAAATGATATTCTGGCAAAACGTTTCGGAATTCCTATGGAGGGATATACATATTATTTCTCTTACGAAGAAACACTTCCGCACAGACCTAGAAGCTTTTGGAAAATGTCATGCGCAATGGGAGCGGACCTTTCTCAAGGTGATGACTTCTGTGCTTTCACATTCTTGTTCCCACTGAGAAACGGAATGTTTGGAGTAAAAGTTAGAAGTTATATAACCACACTTACTTTGAGTAAGTTGAACTTAGCAATGAGACAAAAGTATCAAGAGTTTATCGACGAAGGCACTCTTATTGTTATGGAGGGAAGCATCATCGATGTGCAAGATGTATATGAGGATCTCGACAAGTTCATAATAGACGCTCAGTATGATGTTTGCGCTTTGGGCTATGACCCATATAATGCAAAAGAGTTTATTGAAAGATGGGCTCAGGAGAATGGGTCATTCGGAATTGAGAAAGTTCCGCAGGGCGTTAGAACTGAAACGGTTCCTCTTGGAGAAATTAAGAAATTATCGGAAAAGAGGATGCTGATATTCGATGAATCTTTAATGAGTTTCTGTATGGGCCATTGCATAACATTGGAAGATACAAACGGAAACAGGAAACTGTACAAGAAACGTTACGAAGACAAAATCGATAACGTCTCAGCATTGATGGATGCACTTGTTGCTTACAAAGTTAATAAAGACGCATTCGAATAGGAGTAATGGTTATGTATGTAAAAATAAAGAATGACGATGGCACGTTTTCGTTAGTTCATTCGGACTTAGGCGGTGACCATCTGGAACATTATGGACTGCCAAGGCGGTCTGGCCGTTACAAGTATGGATCGGGAAAAGATCCGTATCAGCATTCTGGAAGAAGAGCATCGCATCTAGAGTCAAAATCGGATCGACTTGCATCCAAGATGAAGAAACAAACTTCTCAGAAGACAAAGTCACGTATATCTGATTACGAACGAAAAGCTTCAGAAGCTATGACTAAAAGAGTCAAGTTCAAAGAAAAGGAAGAGGCAAAACGTGTTAAGCGTGACCACGCTATTACAGATATTGGATATACCGGAAATCTTCAAAAAGCCGAACGAGCTCGGAAGAAAGCGAACCGTTATGGAAAGAAAGCTGCTAAGTACACCAGGAAGGCTGAAGCAATAAAACGGCGTACAAGCAGAACTGCAGAAAAGAAGAAAGCGGTAGATGCTGAGTTAGCTTCTATCCGTGGTGCAAAATACGTTCAAAAACTTAAAAAGAAACAGAAAGGATGGTAATATGAGTAATTCTGTATATTACAAGGCCACCGATGAGGACGGAAACACCGTTCTCAAACATAGCTGGAAAAATCATAAATATATTCGTATCGAGAACGGTAGATATATTTATCCTGAAGATGAAGCAGCACAAAAAAATGCTGTATTAATACAGAGGCGGCAAGCAATGCAAAAGCTTCGTTATAAGAACAATGCCGCTAATCAAGCAAAAAAGAATATACCTTATAAAGGTCCAACAGATGCAATTGCAGCACAGAAGGTCCAAAAAGAAAAAGATTTCCAAAAACGTGTCAGAGCAATGAATGCTCATACTGTAGCTAAGAAGAATGCTGATATGGTAAAGAAGAAGCAGGACCGACAGATGAAACAAATTGCAGCCAATGTTAAGAAACAGGATGCCCCTTCAACAAAAGTTAAGAAAGCAGCAAACTTTGCTAAAAAAGTAGCAACCCGAGATGCAGTTGCAAAGACAGTAGCGGCAAGATATCTTCTGGATAAAGCTTCAAAATCCCCAACAGCAAACGCTGCAAGGGCAAAAGCAAAGTCTGTAATTTCAAAGGGTGAGTACAAAGTTACCAGAGCTGGACAGAAACTTGCTCGTGATGTTAAGAAGACTGGTGCATATAAGAAAGTAAGAAAAGCTACGTCAACTGCTAGAGACCGTGCAATGACTTCTGCAGAAGCACGCAATAAGGCAAATTCTGTCAGATCAAAGGCAGAGTACAAAATTGAACGAGCTGGTCAGAAGCTTGCCAATGATGCTAAACCTTATGTAAAATCGGCAAAGAAGAATGTTAACAAGGCATATAAGTCAGCTAAGAAAGAATACAATAGAGTTTCTAGAGATGCCAGCAAAGCTTACAAATCAGCTAAGAAGAAAGCTAAGAAAGTAAGCAGATCTTTCAATAAAGCTAAGCGTGCAGGCAAAGCTTATCTGGATTACCTTACTAAATAAGGAGATTACTTATGGGTTTTATGAACAGATTAAAGCATGGTTGGAATGCATTTATGAACAAAGATCCAACAGCGTATCAAAATGGAACTGGTCTTGGCGCAGTGAGCTATGACAATCCATCTCGTCCTAGACTTACGATGGGAAATGAGCGGTCAATCGTTACAACGATCTACAATAAGATATCCGTAGATGCCGCAGCAATTGACGTAGAACACGTCATGCTAGACGCAGACAAACGCTTTACTGACGACGTTGAGGATGGGCTTAACTACTGTTTAACAATGGAAGCCAATATTGATCAGACATCGCGAGCGTTTAAACAGGATATTTTCCTGAAACTTCTTGACGAAGGATGCGTTGCTATAGTTCCGATTGATACGACTATGGACCCCGTGCATGGCAACGTTTACGATATTCAGACGATGCGTACAGCAAAGATAATCAATTGGTATCCGCGCCATGTTAGAGTGCGAATCTACAATGACCACACTGGTGAATTCGAGGAAATGGACCTTCCAAAGAAAATGGTCGCGATCGTTGAAAATCCATTCTATGCAATTATGAATGCACAGAATTCAACGGCGCATCGACTGAAAAGAAAGCTTGCAATTCTCGATTTCATAGATGATCGAAGTGGATCTGATAAGCTTGATTTGATTATTCAGTTGCCATATACGATAAAGTCCGAAGCAAAAAGAGCTCAGGCTAAAGAACGTCGTAAAGAGCTTACTGAACAATTGGCAAGCTCGGAATATGGTATTGCGTATATAGATTCGACTGAACATGTCACTCAGTTGAATCGTTCAATTGAAAACAATTTGCTCAAGCAGGTAGAGTATTTCACGAATTTGTTATTCTCTCAGCTTGGGATGACGGTAGAGATTCTCAATGGTACAGCAGACGAGAATACAATGAATAACTACTACAATAGTATAGTTGAGCCAATACTTGCAGCAGTCGTAGATGAGATGAATCGGAAGTTCTTAACAAAGACTGCTAGGACCAAAGGGCATGCAATTAAATATTTCAGAGATCCATTTAAATTGGTGTCTACTACGAATCTTGCAGAGCTTGCTGATAAGTTCACGAGAAACTGTATAATGACATCTAATGAATTCAGGCAAGTAATTGGATTAAGGCCAGTGGATGATCCTAAGGCAGATACGCTGACGAACAATAATATTTCGGCGTCGAACGCTGAATTGGATCAGATGTATAATACAAATTCTGCTGACGAGGAAACAGAAGAACAATAAAGGAGGAATTCAAAATGGGAGCTAAACGCTCAAAGTATGCCGATTGCGACTTTAAGGGCTGGGCTACAAAGTTTGGTATTCTTTGCGCTGATGGAAGAATTATTCAGCATGGTGCTTTTGATGATATCGATGGCGCTAAAGTTCCATTAGTGTATAACCATGATCACGGTAACATTAATAGCGTGCTTGGGCATGCTTATATGGAATGCCGAAAAGATGGTATTTATGCGTACGGATATTTCAACGGTTCAGATAATGGTCAAATCGCGAAAGATGCTGTTCAGCACGGAGATATGGATTCGCTTAGCATTTGGGCTAATCATCTTCAGCAGCGTGGGCCATATGTTCAGCATGGTGAAATTAAAGAACTTAGCCTTGTTCTTGCAGGAGCAAATCCAGGAGCATACATTGAAGATGTTGCCTTAGCACATGGCGACACAATTGACAATGACGATTATGAGGCATATATTTATTCGGGAGAGTATCTTGAGATTATGCACTCAGATGAGAAAGGAGAAGACGAAGTGGCTAATAAGAGCATTCAGGATGTCGTTGATACAATGACGCCAGAACAGAAGGATGCTTTCTACATGGCTGTAGGAAGTGCATTAGCAGAAGATCCTAACGCTCTCGAAGACGAAGATGAATACGAGGACGAGGATGAAGATGAAGAGGATGATTACGACGATTCCGAAGAATATGAAGAGGAGGATGACGACGAAGATCCTGACAAAGATGATGACGATTCCGAAGAATATGAAGAGGAGGATGACGACATGGGTGCAATCGCACATAACTTATTTGAAGGCAACAATACAGACAACGGAGACGTTCTGTCCCACAGCGAAATGCAGGAGATTATCGAGGACGGTAAGAGATATGGCTCTATGAAAGAATCATTCCTTGCTCATGGTATTGCAAATATTGAGTACCTGTTCCCGGATGCCAAAAATTTAAACACACCACCTGAGTTCATTGCAAGAGACCAGGGATGGGTAACCGAAGTAATGAACGGTGTACATCATACGCCATTCTCAAGAATCAAGTCTACATTTGCAGACCTGCGTGAGGATGAAGCTCGTGCAAGAGGTTACATCAAAGGTAAGCTGAAGAAGGAGGAAGTATTCTCATTACTGAAGAGAACAACCACCCCGCAGACAATCTACAAGAAACAGAAGATTGATCGTGATGATGTAATTGACATTACAGATTTCGACGTAATTGTTTGGCTGAAAGCAGAAATGAGAATGATGCTGAACGAGGAAATTGCAAGAGCAGTCCTGGTTGGTGATGGACGTCTTATATCCAGTGATGATCACATCAAAGAGGACAACATTCGTCCAATTTGGAAAGATGCCGATCTCTACACAATTAAGTACCCTATTGCAATTACAAAAGAAACAACCGCAGCTGAGAAGGCTACAGCATTTATCGAGGCCTGTGTAAGAGCACGTATCGACTACAAGGGTTCTGGCAATCCAAAGCTGTTCGCTCCAGAGTCAATCATTACTGAGTGCTTGCTGCTGAAAGATAAGAACGGCCGTATCATCTATGACAACATTGACAAGCTGGCTACAGCATGCCGTGTATCTAAGATCGTATCCGTTCCAGTTATGGAAGGTCTTAGCCGTGCAGACAAGACTGACACATTAGCTCTTCAGGGTATTATCGTAAACCTGCAGGATTACAACATCGGCGCAGATAAGGGCGGAGCTATCAACATGTTCGATGACTTTGACATTGATTACAACGCTCAGAAGTATCTTATCGAGACACGTATCTCTGGTGCGTTAATCAAGCCATTATCAGCTATTGCAATCGAGACAAAGATCCCAACAGCAGATCTTAGCAAGACAGTTTCTGGCCAGAGCGGCAACTAATCAAAATGGGAGGAAATGATCGTGAATAGATGGTGCGGTAAGATCGGCTTTGCAGAACAAGTGGAAACAGCCCAATCAGTTTGGACTGAGGAAATAACCGAGCGTACATATAGAGGAGATATTCTTCGTAATACGAGACGTCTTCAGGATTCGCAGCAGATCAATAGCAATATTTCAATCTCTAATCAGATAAGTGTAGTCGGCGATGCCTATATACGCGATCATTTCATTAACATGAGATGGATTGAGTTTATGGGGGCTAAGTGGAAGGCAACAGAAGTTGATGCTTCGCAGGCCCCTAGACTTATAATAACGTTGGGAGAGCTGTGGAATGAGGACGAGACTTGACTTTGATAGATATTTAAAAGATATCGTTGGAGAGGGTGTCAATGTATATTTCCAGCCCCCTTCTAATGTATCCGGTGCTGGGCAAAAAGTTATAAAAAACATAAAATACCCAGCTATAATATATTCTGTTGATGATTATAATATTCGATCGGCAGATAATAAAAATTATAGCGTTGATAAAGAATACGCAGTAGAAGTGGTAACTAAAGACCCGGATAGTACATTGATTGATAAGATAGTGGAGATGCCCACTGCGAGATTCAATAGATCTTACTTATCAGATGGCATGTATCATTCGGTCTTTGTAATTATATTTTAAAGGAGGAAAAACATGCCTAAATTAACATGGGACAAAACCGGAGAACGTAAATACGAAACCGGTGTAGATCATGGCGTTATTTACCCGGTTATTGACGGAGAATATGGCGCTGGTTCTGCGTGGAATGGTCTTACCGCAGTTACAGAATCTCCATCTGGAGCAGAAGCATCTGCTGTATATGCTGATAACATGAAGTATCTTAGCCTCATGTCAGCAGAAGAGTTTGGAGCTACAATCGAAGCTTATACTTATCCAGAAGCATTTGACAGGTGCAACGGTACAGCCGAGATTAGTAAGGGAGTTACTATCGGCCAGCAGAACAGAGATACATTCGGCTTCTCTTATCGTACCCTGATCGGTAATGATGTAAAGAGTAATGATTTTGGCTACAAGATTCATATCATTTACGGAGCTAAGGCTTCTCCATCTGAGAAAGGCTTCCAGACAGTAAATGATTCACCAGAGGCAATTTCGTTCAGTTGGGAATTATCAACAACCCCAGTTACAGTTGACGGATTCAAGCCTACTGCTCATCTCGAGATTGATTCCACAAAGGTCGAAGCTACCAAGATGAAGAAGATTGAGGATGCTTTATACGGCACAGAAAGTACAGAAGCTAAGTTGCTGCTTCCGGATGAGATCATTAACCTTTTAAAATAACAGACCCGTCACTGGACGTCTCTGCAACTCCTATTACAGGAGAAGACGACCTGTTTGGAAAGAAGGCAGCTGACCTTCAGTCCAATATCAAGGTCAATGAGAGTACTGGAGTAATTTCTGGTACTCTTAACTACGTGACGGGCTATACAGGATTCAGCAGTAAAGTCGACGAACAGAGTGGTAATTACATCGCTCTTGATATTGCTCCAAAGAGTGGTTTCCCTGAATCATTAACAGTTGAAGTTAAGGGCGGAACATCTGGTCCATCTAAACTTCTCCAGTCTGATCATCAGACAGTTCTTAAGATCAAGGACACTAATAAGCAGTCCATCTTGATTAAAGCAACTAACAAAGGCGCGACAGAAACAAAAGAATACTTGCTTACAGGTGTAACACTTAAAACAGAATAAAGTTTTTCCTAGTCTGCTGAAATATGCAGACTGGGATTTTTAAGAATGAAAGGAGATTAAATTATGTTTATCAAAACTATTAATTACAAGGACTTTGACGGAAATGAGAGATCTGAAGATTTCTACTTCAATCTTACTCAGAGTGAAATTTTAAAATTGGAAACAAGCCTTAACGGGGGCTTAACATCATATATGAGCCTTATGGTGCAGAAACAGTCTCAGCCGGATATCATGAATCTTTTTGAAAAGATTATTGATGCATCTTACGGAATCAAATCTCTTGACGGCCGTACATTTACAAAGACTCCTGAAGCACTGGCAGAGTTCAAGGCTACTGCAGCATATGACAAGTTCTTTATGGAAATTTGTATGGACGAAGCAAAAGCTTCCGAGTTTCTGCTTAATATCATGCCTGACGATGTAAATGACAAGATCAAGAAAGCAGCGGAATCCGGAGTCTATGACGATGCTACATTAAGCGATGCTCAGAGAAAAGCGATCTCAGCAGCAATGGCGGAAGTAGCAGGATCTGTGGCTGCAACTGATGATGCTGTGAAAGAAGGAAACTAAGGAGATAATTATGCTCGAATTAATTCTTCCCGGATATGAGCCATTTGATCAAGAAACTCAAACTTTTGGAAAGGTTGTAAAACCTACTAAGATTAAGCTCGAGCACTCCTTAATAGCAATTTCAAAATGGGAGCAAATATGGCATAAGCCATTGCTGAAACTCATGGATGAAGGAACTCTAACGGATGAAGAGTTTTTTGATTATATGTATTGCATGATAGTTGGGTCTTTCGATAAGGTCGAATTCTTTAAACGGCTTGATGATCATTTACTTAAAAAAGTAACAGACTATATCAATGACCCAGCTACGGCATCTAGGGTTTTTACAATTGGAGATGACGACAAAGAAAAACCGGAGACGTTAACTAGCGAATTAATATATGCTTACCTAGCAATGGCTAGAATACCATTCGACCCTTGCGAGAAATGGAATATAAAGCGTGTATTTATGCTAATAGAATTATACACTGTAAAAACTAATCCACCTAAGAAAATGTCCAATGAAGAAATCCGAAGATGGCAAAAGAAAGAAAATGAACGACGTAAAAAAGCACTGAAAACAAGGGGGTAGAAAAATGGCCAGAACCAGAAAAGCGGCAGTCAACCTTATCAATGCTTGGGTTGGCAAAAATGAAAAAGATGGATCTTACAAATCTATTCTTGATATTTACAACAAACAGAAAACAAAGCCGAGAGGCGTAACTATGAAACCAGGAATGGCGTGGTGTGCTGCAACTTGGTCTGCCGTGGCAATTTCTCTTGGATATACGGATATCATGCCAGTTGAGTGCAGTTGTTTTTATCTCATCAAAAAAGCTCAAAAAATGGGATGCTGGAAGGAGAACGACAACTATACTCCTAAAATTGGAGATGCATGTCTTTATGACTGGGATGATAATGGCATAGGAGATAACAAAGGAACTCCAAAACACGTTGGCATGGTAACATATGTCAATAAGAAAGAAGGATACTTTGTTGTAACGGAGGGGAATTATAAAGACGCTGTTAAGAAGAGAACTGTCAGTATTAATGGAAGATTTATACGCGGATTCATTACTCCGAAATACGACGCAGGCCAGCCAAAAATTAATACAAGTGCAAATCGCCATGCTGGGAAAGACGTCAAAACAGTAGCAAGAGAAGTAATCGCTGGTCAATGGGGAGAAGATTATAAATCGAATCTTAAAGAAAAGCATTATGATGTCAACGCCGTTATGAAAGAAGTAGATGCAGTAATTAACACACCTTGTGGAATAACGACTACTACCTGTTATGCAGCACATCTGAGCCATTTTTATAAGGGCTCATATAAAACTTCTAAGAAAACTCCTATGCGTATTGACGCTGGATGGAACAAAAAGCTTATGGTTGAAATTCCAGCTGGGAAAAAGGTTGAATGCTACGGATACTTCAGCAAGTATAAAAAATCTGTATGGTTACTTTGTGTTGTAACCATTAAAGGAAAGAAGTATACAGGATTTGTAGAATCTTCTAAGTTAATTGGATAAGGAGAAATGATATGATCAGATGCAAACTTGAGGGTAACTTTAAAAAGCTCAATAATTATTTCGAAAAGCTTTTGGAAGGCGTTAACGTTGGTGTATTAAACAAATACGGACGTGAAGGTGTAGCTGCCCTCAAGGCTGCAACTCCTGTTGATACTGGAGTAACAGCTGCATCATGGTATTATGAAATAGTGCGCGATAACAGATCTATAAGTTTGGTTTTTAAAAATTCTAATGTAGTGAACCATGTGAATATAGCTATTATTCTACAGTATGGGCATGGAACTAGAAATGGTGGATATGTTCAGGGGGTTGACTACATTAATCCGGCTTTAAAACCGGTATTTGATAGACTAGCTAAAGATGCTTGGAAGGAGGTCACTGGATAATGGGTAAAGTTGTTGAAGATGACGTTGTCCGAATGCAATTCGAGAATGGACAATTCGAGAAAAAAATTCGTCAAAGTCAAAAATCTATAGAAGCTCTTAAGAAAAGCATCGATTTTAGTGAGTCTGGAAAGAGTCTTGCTAAATTTCAAAATGAGACCAAAAAGTTCAACATGGACGGAATGGGCAGAGCGGTAGAAGCAGTTCAAGTCAAATTCTCAGCTATGGATACAATAGCTATGAGCGTTTTAAACCGGCTTACAAATGCTGCTATAAATGCTGGCAAGAGGATAACGTCTGCTTTAGCATTTGATGGAATGTCTGACGGATGGAATGAATATAAACTGAAGATGAATTCGATCCAGACAATTATTACGTCTACTGGAGAAAGCTTATCTACAGTTAATAAGTATCTCGACGAGCTCAATAAGTACTCAGATAGAACAATTTATTCGTTCTCAGACATGACCGCAAATATCGGTAAGTTTACAAACGCCGGTGTAGGTTTGAAGGATGCAGTTGCGGCAATTAAGGGTGTTTCGAACGAAGCAGCTATTTCAGGTGCAAATGCAGAGCAAGCATCGCATGCCATGTATAACTTTGCTCAGGCATTATCTGCTGGATATGTAAAATTAATTGACTGGAAATCAATTGAAGTAGCGAATATGGCCACTATGGACTTCAAGCAGAATTTACTTGATACTGCAGTTGCTCTAGGAACGGTTGTCAAAAAGGGCGAAGACTACTACACCACAACTACAAATGCTAAAGGAGCTACATCTGACGCATTCAATGCTACAAAAAACTGGAACGATAATCTTCAATATCAGTGGATGACCACTGACGTACTCGTTCAAACGCTTAGTAAATATACGGACGAAACAACCGAATTAGGACAAAAAGCATATGCCGCAGCTTCTGAATTTAAAGACGCAGGACAGATGTTTGCTGCTTGGAAAGAAGCGATCGGATCTGGCTGGGAACATACATGGGAAACAATATTCGGTAACTTCGAAGAATCCAAAAAGCTTTGGGGATTTCTCGATAACATAATCGGTAATTATATTGTAAAGACATTCGCCGCTAAGAATGCTACTCTAGATGCCTGGAAGAAAATGGGTGGCCGCAATTCATTAATGCGTTCGTTCACAAATACTCTAGCAGCAGCTGTCGCTGTGTTAGATACTTTTAGGGTTGCTTATAGAGCAATATTCCCAGAAAAGAATGCAAAAGAAATAAAAAATATAACCGATGCATTTGAAGCTTTCACTAAGAAGCTAATAATGTCTAGGGATAATGTCGATAAGCTATATCGGACATTGAAAGGTTTCTTTACAATTGTCAAGATTGTTAAAAATGTTCTTGGAGTAGGACTTAAGACAGCCTTACAGGTAGTTTCTAAATTGTTTGGTATATCTGTAAATAGTGTATTAGACCTTACAGCAGTCCTAGGTGACGGCATTGTACAATTCGAAAAATTTGGAAATGTTTCTGGCGTAGTTGCTAAAGGTGTTGATCTTGTGTCGTCAGCAATAGCATTCGCTATAAAAAATATTGAGTACTTTGGAAAAGCTATTTGGAATTGGAAAGGGACACAGGAAGTAATAAAATTCTTAGATGATCTTATAGTTAAAACATTATGGCCAGATATGAAGGAGTTTGGTGAAAATGCTGGAACTATGATCGAGGATTTTATTCAGCACTGTAAGGAAGTTGGGCACATAGATTTCAAAGCTTTACTCAGTACAATTATTGGAATAGGCGCCGTTGCAAAAGCTAGTTTTGGAGGTGCCGGTAATTCTATAGATTCATTCACCTCAAAGTTGTATTCCCTTAGATCTAAAGTGAGCGGATACTTTAAAGGTTGGGCAGACCAAGCAACCGAATTCAAGAAAACGATGATTGACACGTTCGATGGTGTGTTTTCATTTGTTAAAGATAAATCCGGAAAAGTTAATACTGCTAATATATTAACTATCTTGTTAGGTGGTGTCTCGGTAAAGACCCTTTATAATCTTTCGAAATTGCTAGAGGTACTTACAGATAGATTCGGTGGTTTATTTGCATTACCGGCAGCAATAGGTAACAGTTTTATTAAACTAATGAATCAAGGAGCATTAACTCTTAAAACTTGGCAAGATTCTATCAAAGCCGATATAGTTATTAAGATTGCAAAAGCTGTAGCTATATTGGTAGGATCTATAGCTTTGTTAACTGTACTACCTCAGGATCGAATCGAAGGTGCAGTTGTGCTGATCGGTATATTAGGTGCAGCATTAACAGCATTTGCTTACGCGATCGGTTCTATTTCAACAGAAAAGTTAGCAAAGGGATTTTCTGGTGTTTCAGCAATGGTCATTTCTATTGCTGGAAGTATTTTACTAATGACTGTTGCACTTGAGAAACTTCAAAATGTGACCATTAATAAATCCATGGCAATTAATATTGGAGTAATTACAGGGCTTGTAGGAGTTATTACAATATGCTCAGGAGCTTTAACAAAGTATACAATGGGTGCAAATGCTAAATTAGCAGCCGCTGGAGCCCTTCAAATTGTATCTTTAGCAGCCTCTTTGCTACTGATGGTTAAAGCTATAAAAGGGTTGTCTAATTACAATATTGAAGATGCTGGGAGCACTATTGGTGCTTTAGTATTGGCTATTGGATCATTATCAGTTCTTATGATTGCTGTTGGAAAAGCGAACGCTTTAGGCGGAACTAGAGGAGCACTTACATTATTAAGCTCTGTAGTGGCAATATATGGATTAGCTAAAGTGATGTCTAAAATTTCTAATATGGATTTTAGCTCCATGAAGAAAGGATGGAAACAATTTGTAGCCGTATTCGGAACGATGATGCTGTTATTTAAGGCATCTGCTAAAGCTGGTCCGAATGCCTCTAAAGCAGCCGTATTACTACTTGGATTTACTGTTAGTCTACATGTTTTACTTGCTGCATTTGAGAAATTACAGAAGTACGATTTTAAGACAATGGCTAAATGCATAACGGGTCTAATTGCACTGATGATACCTATTGGGGGTCTAATTAAAGCTAGTGCTAGCGCTGGACAATATGCTGCTAGAGCTGGTGTTATGATGATGACCGTTGCTGGTTCTATTGTAATTTTAACTGCGGCTATAGCTATACTATCCGGTCTTGACCAGTCAAAAATGGCAGGAGCGACCGCGGCTGTTGATTCCATAATCTTATGCATGTCAGATATGATCAAAGCTGGCGATGTATCAATTGATGCTAAGAAGTCTGTAATAGTCGCTGCTTTAGTCGTTGGTGAAATAGCTGGAGTTATTGCCTTATTGGCTCAATTAGATCCAACCGGAGTTATAGCTGGATCAGCAGCAATATCATTGCTTTTAGGCGTATTTACATTATGTTTAAAAGGATTCTCTGGCGTCGAAAAAGTACAGCCTAGTGTTCTTTTAGCTGGTGCAGTTCTTTTGGAAATAGCTGGTGTTATTGGGCTAGTAGCTCAATTGGATTGGAAACGATCGTTAGCGGCATCAGCTGGATTAAGTATGGTTCTGTTATCTATATCAGCTTCTATGCTGATACTTCAAAATGTTCCTATTGCCGGGGCTATAAATGCGTTAGGAAGTTTCTCGATATTTGTCGCTGGACTCGCAGCAATTATAGCTGTACTCGGAGGTCTCAATAAGATACCTGGATTCCAGGATTTCATGAACGGTGGAGTTCAAGTATTAGAAATCCTTGGCGAAGGTTTAGGAAAATTAGTCGGCGGAATCATATCCGGCGTTGGTCAGGGAATTACAGATGGATTGCCGCAAATAGCTACAAATCTATCAGACTTTGCAAAGAAACTGCAGCCATTTTTATCTGCAATGGGCAAAGTAAAACCTGAGATAGGATCATCTATGTCCGTGCTGGCTGGGTGTATTGTCAAAATAGCCGGAGCAGAGATTGTAAATGCCATTTCTACCTTTGTAAACCTTGGAAAAGATCCAATTCAGAAATTTGCTTATCAACTTCAGTACCTTGGTGCTGGTATGAAAGCATATGGCGATCAAGTAGCAAATGTAAATCCGGAAACAGTTAAGGGCACCGCAATAGCGGCTAAAACTCTAGTTGAATTAGCGAATGCTATACCAAGATCTGGAGGATTAGCTCAACTGTTAGCTGGGGCAAAGGATCTCGCTGATTTTGGATTATCTCTTATTCCATTTGGAGCAGCATTCGCAATGTATGCCATGGAAGTCGCTAACATAAATCCTGGGGTAATCAAAGGAACGTCTTCTGCAGCTCAAACGTTAACTGATTTAGCGAATGCTATACCTGAAGCTGGTGGATTAAAACAGCTACTGACAGGATCTAAAAGTTTAACTTCATTCGGATTATCTCTTATACCGTTTGGAGCAGCATTTGCTACTTATTCTAGTCTAGTGGCTGGTGTTAATACCTCAACGGTAAAGGCAACATCTGCTGCAGCAATGACAATAAGTGAATTTGCAAATTCAATCCCTAAGTTAGATGGTATGAAAGAGTGGTTCGTAGGGGGCTCTGAAGATTTAGGAACTTTTGGTAAGAGCATGGTATCATTTGGTAAGTCATTTGCAAAATACTCTGATTCTGTATCTAAAGTCGATACTGAATCGATAAAGGCAACGTCATCGGCTGCAATGACAATTACAAAATTAGCAGGAACAATACCGAGTTTGGATGGTATGAAAGAGTGGTTTGTTGGAGGCTCGCAGGACTTAGGAACTTTTGGTAAGAGCATGGTATCATTTGGTAAGTCATTTGCTAAATACTCTAAAACAGTATCCGGAATCGATACCTCAACTATAACAGCTACATCTGCCGCAGCTACATCCATTGCAAAACTGAATGATGATCTACCAGAAGCAACTTCTGCTAAGAGTATACTCTTTGGTGGAAACAAGGAGAGCTTGAATAAATTCGGAAAGAATCTCGTATCGTTTGGTGAGAGTTTTGTCAGTTTCTCAGCAACAATAAAAGGAACTGACACATCTAACGCTGGAACTATTGCTAAGCAATTATCCGATTTCGTTAATTCGTTAAATGGAATTAAGGGTGGACTAGATAAAAAAGTCAAAGACATGAACAAAGCGTTTAAGGCTTTAGGTAAGACATCCTTAGAATCTGTGCAGAATGGGTTCGAATCAAAATCGGGGGATTTCAAGAAGGTTGGCTCTAAGGTTGTAGGATGGATCTCCTCTGGAATGAAAAACAATAGCGAAGATATGAAGTCCCCATCATCAAGTGTAGCTAAGAAATTCTTGAAATATGTTACCGATGCATTTAAATCAGATACAGATACGACCGATGGGTTTAACTCGGTAGTAAATAGCGCTCTTAGTACGGCTCAAAGTACTTTCAAGGACTATAATTCCAAATTTAAGTCTGCCGGTTCTTCATTAGCTAAGAATCTTGCTAGCGGCATGAAATCTAATTCTAAGGATTTTAGCACGGCTGGTGCTAATGCGGCTATAGGATTTATGAGTGGAGCAAAGAACAAGAGCTCTGAGGTATACTCAACTGGTGTTTCATTGGGTAATCAATTGCTTAAGGGAATGAAGAGTAAAAAATCTCTTGACGAGCATTCGCCTTCCAAGAAAACCAATAAGATTGGTGCTTATGCTGGAGAAGGACTTGTTAAAGGTGTCAAATCTAAAGCTGGAGATGTTGAGCTTGCGGGAATTGATATGGGACGAGGAGCTTTGCTAGGCGCTGGAAAAGGAATAAAAGACGGCGCTAAGAAAGCTCAAAAAACAGTTACAGGATATGTCAAGGGAATTAAGAAATCCATTAGTAAATCGGTTGGAAATAAAGACGTTGATGGCATCATGAAGACCGTAAATGGCATTCTTAATGCAGGCAACAGTACGTTTTCAGACCAAATGGATAAAACGTCAAAAGCCATTATCAAAAATGCTAACAAAACTGGAGCTGGCGTAACTAGTGCATATGATAGCACTTCTAAGAAAATTACAGGTAGGTCTAAGAAGAACAGCAAGAAAGCAAAGATCAAGATGACCAAAATCATAAAGGTCGCTTATCAGTTTGGAAAGACTTTCGACAAAGCTGTAAGCTCGTTTAATAAAACTCCTTATGAGACGATTACTAAAATCTCTAAGAGTTTAGGAAAAGAGCTTCTCAAGACAACACCTAAGCTTAAGACACTTAGCAAAGCTACTAAAACTGCCGAAAAAACTATCAAGAATTTTGCTATTGCACTGTATAAGGAATCGGATCAGTATAAGGAAGACACTAAGTCTGTTAAGAAGCACGAGGCAGCTTTGAAGAAGCTCCTTAAAACTAGAGACCGTTTAAAGAAGGGCCTTAGTGCTTCAGGCAAAAAACTTAGCAAAAAGGATCTCAATTCGGCTATTAAGGAAAATAACACTGCTATTAAAAATGCTGTGAAACAGCTGAAAGATGATCAAAAGACGATCCAGTCCAATATTAACTCTACGTTCAAAGAATACAGGAATAACATCATTAACTCAATAAAAGAATATACTAAGTTTACGAATATTGCGTTCGATAACTCTAGGAATATATTCTCAGAATTCTCTGATTCTATGGATGATGAGATGGGTACAGTTCTTAAGAACATGGAAAGCCAGGTCGATGGCTATCAGGAAATGAAGGACAATCTTGCAAAATTAGCAAAGAATGGTCTTAGTAAGGGTCTTATCGATACTCTTAAAGGTATGGGAGAATCTGGTTATGCATACATCAAATTGTTTGCAAATGCCTCAAAAGAAGAAATTGATAGAGCAAACAAAGCGTACGCAGAAGCTAGTAAACAAACGAAAGAAGATATTATAGCTTCTTATAAGCAGACTTATCAAGATGCTGTTAAGTGGAAGGATTCTATTAAGAAGATGCTTAATCAGGGTTGGGATATTCGCCTTGTTCAGGAATTGGTTGATGAAGGGCCTGGAAATCTGAGTAAAGTATTGGAAATGCTTACCTTTTCAGATGAAGAGCGTAAAGAAATTAATGACATATATGTTAAGAATCTCAAACTTCAGAAATCTGGAGCTGATTCTATTATTAAGTCGTTTGCTTTGAAGAAAGAAAAAGAAGCTGCCAAGAAGAAAGCGAAGAAATCCGTTAAGAAAACAGCCGAAGAAGTCAAGACAGATGTAAAAGAAATTCCAAATGCTGTTTCTGAAGCAGCTAAGGAAATGGAGAAAAATCTCAAGAAGATAAACAACGATTGGTACGATGCAAAGAAGAAAATCGAAGATACGGCAAAGTCTATGACGGAATCCGTAAAGAGCAGTCTCGATAGCTTCACGTCGTTTGCTAATTTCGACATTTCAAGTTCTACAGATTACTTTACGAGATACGATGAAGTAGTAAATGATCTCGATAATGACACCATCATTGATCGTATGTGGTCACAGGTTAATGCCGAAAAGAGAGTAATCGAAGGTCTCGAGGAACTAAAGAATATGGGATTTGCAGATGGATTGCTGGATTATCTTAAGAGTCTAGGGACGCAAGCAATACCGTATATCGAGGGATTCAGACTTGCCACGGCTGATCAGATTGATCGAACAAATGCAGTATTCAAAGAGAAGACGCAAATGACAAAAGATCAAATTTTACAGCAGGCAAAGGATAATATGGAATCTGTTAAGAAATGGCGAGATGAAATTGTTGTGTTGTCGAAAGACCTTGACCCAAGGCTATTGCAAGAGTTGATAAACAAAGGCTTGGACGGAGCAGATATCGTCGATGCGTATTTCCAAATGACGCCAGATGAAAAGAAGCAGATAAATCAGTATTACAAAGATACATTATCTATGAACGAGGAAGTTTCTAAAGAAGTATCCGACTCATACAAAGAAGCAGGTCTAGGTGCTGTTAATTCTATGTATCAGGGAATGATCGATGCAGCTACAGGTAAGGATGTGTCTTCTAAGAAAGGCTCGTCCAGAAATCTTAAAGGGTCAGCAGCTACAAAAACGGTTAATGCGGTAGCTAAGTCATTCGACGAGGCACTTAAAAAAGATACGTCATTCAAGTCTTCAGGTAAGAAAGCTGGAAACCAGTTCAAAGCTGGAATTGACTCAGCTTCCGAAGGGGTTGCAAAGTCTGCAAAGCGATCAGCCAAGAAGGCTTGTACAACCTTTACGAATTACGCAGAAACAAACTTCAAGAAAGCTTTTAAATCTGCCGGAACATCTCTTGGTTATTGCTTTGCTTTAGGTCTTGCTGCAACAACGGTTTTAACAGCTGTAGAATCTTCTTGTAAATCAGTGGTAGATAAAGCATTATCTTCGTTTTCAAAAGGCAGTGACAAAGCATCTTCTAAAGGAAGTGCACTTGGTAATTCATTTGCTCAAGGCATTAGAGGAGCTATACCATCAGCTGTTAGTGCTGCTCAGGCATTAGTTGACGCTGTAAATGCTGAACTGTCTAAGATAAGTATGCCTAGTTTAAGTGTCGGTGTTAACACTTCGAATCTGTCGTCAATGGTTAGTAGTGGAGTGACATCAGCTACGGGATCTTCTGTAGCAGGAGCTAGTGCCGGTTTAGCAACTTCTATAGCCAGCGCTTTTGCTGGAAGCGCACTAGGCAAAAGCAATCTTAAGAAAGCTATATCGCTACTTCAAAATGGGGGAAGATCATCTCGAAGTTCTATTAAGGGTTCCAGCGCCCCAGCAGTAACTAACAACTATACATTCAACCAGACTAATAATTCGCCTGTAGCATTATCTAATAAAGAGATATATCGACAGACAAAGAACCAGTTTAGTCAATTAAAGGGGGCTCTTAAATGATAAAGAAAGTAATCGTTACTAATTATTTAGGGGAATCCCTAGAAATGGAACTAGCTAGGCCTGAGGTTTCGGGTCTAGCTATAACAGATATCGAAGGTTTAGGGCCAGTTAAGGCAACTATCAATACTAGCGAGATAGCGACCGGAGATGGAGCATTATATAATAGTGCTAAACTTGAAACTAGAAATATAGTTATGACTCTGGATTTTAGATTCGGAACAGATATCGAAACCATTAGGCATACTACATATAAGTATTTCCCTATCAAGAGATATATCACGTTGACATTTGTAACGGATCAGAGATCTCTTGATGCTTTCGGTTATGTCGAGTCAAATGAACCTGAAATATTCCAGGAGCACGAAGTGACTCAGATCTCCGTAATTTGTCCAGATCCATACCTTTATGCAACTAATGGAAAGACGCTTACATTATTTAGTGGTGTCAATCCTAAATTCGAATTTCCATTTGAAAACAATTCGTTAACCGAAAAGCTCATAAACTTCGGTGACATCGTACATATGTATGAGAATGTAATAACGTACAAAGGAGATGCTTCAGTTGGTATAACAATAACAATTCATGCACTAGATACAGTAAAAGACATTGTGATCTATAACGCTAGAACTCGTGAAGTTATGAGAATAAATACTGACTTTATACAGACCTTAACTGGTCAAGCATATGGTACTGGTGATGATATCATTATAAATACTAAGCGAGGAGAAAAGTCAGTTACATTACTGAGAGCCGGCTTAACGACAAACATTCTCAACTGCTTAGGCAAAGGATCGAGCTGGTTCCAGCTGTCGAAAGGAGATAATATCTTCATTTACAATGCCACAGAAGGAGCAATGAGTATTCAGTTCAAGATTGAAAACGATACGATATACGAAGGAGTATAACTTATGGAAGGTGATTAATTTGAGGAGGTAAGCAATGGAAGCTACAATATTAAACTCAAGGTTTGAAAAAGTAGCCATTATTGACAGGTTCAAGTCCTTCATTTGGACTGATAGATATCAAGAGAATGGGGACTTTGAACTCTACCTCACTTTGGACATGGATGGAGTGCTTCCTTATCTAGTCAATGACTACTATCTTCAAAATGATGATTCAGTTCACATGATGATTATTCAGGGAATGCTTCTTGAAACGAATACTACAGAAGGACCAACAATTAAAGTTATAGGCTACTCTCTTGAGAGCTTGCTGAAGCGTAGGATAATATGGGACAATACTACACTTGGCGGAAATTTCCAAGATGGAATAGAGAAGCTTATAAATGATGCTATTATAGCACCGTCAAAATCAGAAAGGAAGATTTCTAACTTTGTATTCAAGAAGAGTACAGACAGTAGAATAACCGCTCTGACAATTGACGCAAAGTATGAGCAGCATGAAAACTTATACGAGGCAATAAACTCACTTTGCGTCGAGAAACAAATTGGATTTAAAGTTACGTTAAATGAAAATAAACAATTTGAGTTTGAGCTGTACAAAGGCGTTGATAGATCTTATGCACAGCAATTAACTCCGTATGTTGTATTCAGTTCTTCATTTGAAAACTTAAATAACACATCTTATTTGGACAGCAAAGAAGATTACGCAAACGTTGCGTTAGCTGTTGGAGAAGATGGGGATACACAAACATTATCCGGGAATCCGTTGAAGATTACTAAAGAAGTGACTAGGGACGGAGAAACTCAGGAACAGTTGAGTGGTATGCATCGATGCGAGATATATGTTGATGCTGGGTCAATTACTTCTGAGGATGAGGACCATAAAATGAGCGACGCCGAACGACTGAAAGTAGTTGCTCAGAAGGGCAAAGAAGCTTTAGCTGAGAAATCACATACCATATCTATGGATGGAGATGTTGATCCTCATAATATGTTTGTGTATGGACGAGATTTCAAAATGGGGGATGTAGTACAGATAGAAAACGACTATGGTATTAAAGGGACATCAACCGTGTCGGAATTCATTATGTCCCAAGATTCTAGTGGGGAAACTTCATACCCTACTTTTACAGACTTTGTAAGTGCCGATGATAACAGAATACCAGTAGGCTCTTAAAGAATAAGATAAAGGAGGAAAAATATGAGTTTTGCATCTGGATTTTTTAATTCCGTAGATCATGATAGATTATATGATGCTACCGACATTTCAAGATTATTTGATGGCTTAATTCGAGATGGAATTTTTGCATCTATTGGCGACTGCATGGTCGTTAAGCAAAGCAACCAGATGAATGTAACGGTTGGAACTGGACGAGCATGGTTTAATCATACTTGGAGTTACAACGATGCTCTTTATCCAGTTACTATTCCACCATCAGAGATTCTTATGGATCGTATTGATGCAGTTGTTCTGGAGATCAATTCAGTTGAATCTGTAAGAGCAAACAGCATTAAATTAATTAAAGGAACGCCATCGTCTACACCAGCCAAGCCGGCATTGGCGAATACTAAAGAAGTTCATCAGTATCCATTGGCGTATGTCACAGTCGGTAAAGAGGTTACGTCAATCAGGCAGGCGGATATTGAAAACTGTGTAGGGACGAGTGTGTGCCCATTTGTTACAGGCATTCTTGAGGTAATTAGTATTGAACAACTTATTCCTCAATGGAAGGATATCTTGAATCGGTTCGTAGAAGAGAATACTGCAAACTTCAATACATGGATGAATGGAGAAAAGCAGGATTACCAGGCTTGGCTCACAGCCGCTAAAAAAGAGATTACGGATTGGCAAGCAACTTCAAAATCGGACTATCAGAAATGGTACGACAGTATTAAGAATGGCTATGATCAGTGGTTCGCTACAATTAAAGCTGCTTATGACGCTAACTGGTCAACATTCCAGCAATGGGAAAAGGCGTCCCAGGCAGAGTTTGATAAGTGGTTTGAAAATATAAAAAACAAACTCGAAGGTGACCTTGGAGCTAAACTTACTCTAGAAACCGAGAAGTTAGGTAAAGAGAAAGTATCACTTATCGAGTCAACGGAAACAGATCTCAAAGGTACTGTGGAAGCTCCATTGATGTTAGGTAAGGCTACGAGGAATTTGTTGCCTTATCCATATGCAAGCGCTAGCGGGTCGGTTTCGTATGGCGTAACGATGACGTACACAGAAGAAGGAACTGTTTCTTTTGACGGCACATTATCGGATAATGCATCAAAACCTGGTTTTAAATTATATAATAATACTGAAAAGTTATTTAATGATGCTATAAATACGCTATATTCAAAGTACAATACGACAATTCCAGGTGTCTTGTATGCTTTTTTTCAAATTTTTACCAAAGGTAATGCTTGGGTAACCAACGTCGATACTTTATCAAAAAATGACTATGACTGGTCGAAATACTATTGTAATTATGTTGTTCAATATCATAAAACTTCCGGAGATGTTCATGGGACAGTATCCAATATCAGAATAGCAACCGATGCCGATGGTCCATTTGTTCCATATTCCGGATACGATATTAAGACGATTGGAAAGAATTTGATTCCGTATCCATATTATCATGGATCTGAACATACTACTAATGGAATAACATTCACCGTAGATTCAAAAAGAATAATTCATGCTTCTGGAACAGCTACCAGCGCAGCGTTTTATTCATTCGTCTATGGTACGATAATCCCTTGTATAACAGTTGGCAAAAAATATACTATGACCTTAACTGTTAAAAATGGCCCTGCATCTGCGTTTTTAGCTAATGTTAAGGATGGCAAGAATACCGATATTGCCGCTATACAATCGTTAAGCGTTGGAACAAAATCAACCACATTCACATTTACGAGAATAGATGGAGCAACTGATACGATTGCGATTTGTATTGCTGCCGGAACGACCCTAACCGGCTGTCAAATCCAGGTCCAATTAGAAGAAGGGGAAACTGCTACAGATATTGAACAGTATAGGTCATCAACCACGAAGATTACCAAGGATACAGAGTTTCCTAATTTCGATCTAAAATCATTCGATTCGGTTACTCATATAATCTCTCCGGCTAATGTTCAGTCATTCCATGCTGATGCGCCAAATGGTAAATACCTGGTAGAGTCAATCAAGAAATCTGCCGAGTCTGGTGGGGTTAGCTATGGAGCAACTGAACCAACAAATCCTAAGCCTGGAGATTTGTGGGTAGATACGAATCATTCGAGTGTGTTAAAATACTATAATGGGGGGAATTGGGAAATCACTAACTCTGGTATATATATCACTGATGGTGGTTTTCCATCTTCACCGTATAATGGCCAGTTATGCTATAGCCCATTTAGCAAAATGATGAATGTTTATATTGCATCCAGTGGTCCTTTTGGAGCTCCAGGTTGGTACCCAGTTGGATCAGATGATCCAGGAGGATACCATTATGGTGCTTCTGCCCCGGCCAATACTAAGCTTCTGTGGATCGATACTTCAGGTGGGGCTAAATTCTACAATGGTTCTGCCTGGGTGCCATTAGCAGTGACGTGGGGATAATTCAAAATGGGGGGTATATATAATGTATTTATCGGGAAATGATCATTTTGTAAAAGATAACGAAAAACGAAATGTAAAAAATCCCCGGGAGGAAAAATCAAATAAAGTTTTTAAAAAAGGAGGGTGAAGATAATGCCTAATTTTCTTACCGCGGAAGAAATGAACACTCTTAAAGCCAAGATAAAAACTGAAATGCAACGTAGAGCATATAATGGCTCTATGACTGGATTCGCATCTGCGTCATATGACTTCTCCACAACTCCTACATCTGGAACTAAAGTCACAGCGGACCAAGGCAAAAAGGTAATTGAGCCTTTATTGAATATTAAAGATCATGGCAATTTGAATACTGCCGATCTTAAGACAGGATCTAAGATTCCGTCATCGTTTAACAATGAATTACTATCTTACACTGACTCGTTGTCTAAAGAGCCAATCGATGGGGCTACCTCTTCGTGTCGTGGAGCATGCTCTGGGCTATGTGTAGGGACGTGTGGCAGCACATGTAGCGGCTGTAGTAGTTGCTCTGGTGGATGTACTGGATCTGGTGGTAGTGGATCAGGTGGATCAAGTGGATGTGGCGGATGCTATGGTAGTTGCGGTGGGTGTAATTCTTGCTCTGGTTGCACGGGGTGTGACAATAGTTGCGATGGTGGATGTACTATATCTTGTTCCGGGTGTGGGAGAACGTGCGATGGGTGCAGTGGGTGCTCGGGATCATGTGAAGGATGCACAGGATGCGAAGGATGCGGAGGATCTTGTTCTAGTTCGTGTTCATCGAAAGGAAAAGGTTCGGCTTGTGCCACATGCTATAGTTGCACTGGCTGTGCTAGTTCGTGTTCTTCATGTTCATCTTGTGGAGGATGTTATGGATTAAGTGGATGCGGAGGATCTTGTGTTGGATGCTATTTTGGGTGCAGTGGATCTTGTGAAGTTACTTGCTACAGCAATTGCGCCGGGTGCGAAGGAACTTGTGAATCGGAATGCACAACTGGATGCTATGCTGGGTGCTCTGGATGTTCAGGCGGCTGTAGTGGGTGCTCGGGGTCATGTGATTATGGATGTTACGGCGGCTGTAGTGGAAGTTGCGACGGGTGTAGTAATGGCTGTAGTGGACAATGTAAAAACGCATGTGCTACTACCTGCTCAGCAACGTGTACAGGTACCTGCCAAGCTCAAGCATTTGGTGCCGTAGTCTAAGGGGGGTGAGAGTAGTTGAGGACCAAACAGTAGATCTGATTGCCAATGGTGAATGGACTTATGCAGTTGACACCAATTTAGTAACTGCTAAATCTGTAAGCGTAACTAGAAAAGGAACAGAGTATAATTTTAATATTGATGGTTTAACGATTTTAAATCAGAAAACAAATCTGGGCGACACAGCAATAACATTTATTAATGAACATGATTCATTGCTTGACCCTTCCAAAATGAGTGCCAACGAACCGACTATAAAATTAGATAGCAAAAATGATTGGTATCTTGTTCCAATTTATCAAAGCATAAAAACTATTAAAAGAAAAGGAGTTAACTAATATGAAAAACTTTACATTAGAACTTAACAAGGAAACAGCTGACTATTTACAGAGACTTGCATACGAAGTTATGACTAGAAAAGACGTTGTAGCTCATATGCTTGAGTCGACGAAAGATGATACGGATGCTTCAGTGCTGGACTCAGTACCATTTAAGCATTATCACAAACTGCTTGAAGAGGCTGAGTGTTCCTACGACGTTGCTAAAGCTGAGTTAGAAAAGTCTTTACAGCCTCGTGTTCTGGAGCATGAAGGAAAAGATGTTAAATTCAGATGGGCAGTAACAGACTTTTCAGAGCACCTCGTACACATTACCGTATTAGAGGGCTAAGCCTATGAAGAAGTTCGAACAGTTTCAGGATATGATCGGAAGGTTGTATCCTGAGACAATTATTACAAATGATGCATCTGACAGAAGAACTTTATCTCGTACCGTGACTTTTCAAGTAACAGACGAGTGTAACTTGTGCTGTACCTACTGTTACCAGATAAACAAAGGCAAGAGAAAAATGAAGTTCGAAGATGCAAAGAAACTTATTGATATGCTTCTTACCGGAGATGAACGCCTCGGCAACTACATCGACGCCTCTACGTCGCCTGGTATTATCATTGAGTTTATTGGCGGAGAGCCTTTCTTATGTGTAGATCTTATTGATCAGATTTGCACATATTTTTATGATAAGGCTATCGAGTTGATGCATCCATGGGCAACAAAATTCTGTATTTCGATTTGCTCAAATGGTGTATTATATTTTGATCCTAAGGTTCAGAAGTTCCTGAACAAATGGCGGCATAACCTCTCTTTCTCAATTACCATCGATGGAAATAAGGCTCTGCATGATGCTTGTAGAGTCTTTCCAGATGGTACTGGGTCTTATGACGTGGCAGTAGCTGGAGCCCGGGATTGGATATCAAGGGGCTATTACATGGGATCTAAGATTACTATAGCTCCTGGCAATGTTCAGCATCTGTTTTCAGCGATTAAGCACATGGTAGAACTTGGATACAAGGATATTAATGCAAATGTCGTTTATGAAAAAGGATGGACGTTGGATCACGCAAAGATCTATTACGAGCAGCTCAAAATGTTAGCTGATTATTGGATCGAGAACGATTTAGCTGATGACCATTTTATGGCACTATTTGAGAATGACTTCTTTAAACCAAAAGAAGAAACAGATCTTGAAAATTGGTGCGGTGGAACTGGCTTTATGTTAGCAATGGACCCAGACGGATGGCTTTATCCGTGTATCAGATATATGGAAAGTAGCTTAGGAACATCCAGAGAGCCTCTTAGAATTGGCCATGTCAATTTCGGAATTGCTCAAAGAAAATGCGATAAGCAGTGCGTTGAGTGCCTCAATAAAATTGACAGAAGAACAGAGTCTAGTGACGAATGCTTCTATTGTCCTATTGCTGAAGGCTGCAGTTGGTGTTCTGCATACAACTACCAGGAAAATGGAACGCCTGATTCGCGCTGTACCTACATTTGCGATATGCACAAGACCAGATCTCTTGCAAATGCATATTTCTGGAATAAGTGGTATCGTAAGAAACATTGGAAACAAAGATTCAAAATATACTGCCCAGATGAATGGGCTATTCCTATTATCGGAGAGGAAGAACTTGATATGCTTAAGGAATTAAGTAAGGAGGATCAAAATGAAACTTAAATTTGGAAACGGAACAACAGTTGATATTCGTAAATTTACAAGAGAGTATGCTCAGAATCAGTCAGGTAGAACTTATCTGTACATTACTTCAACATACGAATCCCCAGCAGTGTTTGACAGAATCGCTTCTACGGCTAGTAACGCTGACAATATCTCTTATATGGAGATTACAGACGACAATGGAAATGTCACTACATTCGACGGGTTCAAGCTGGACAACGTCATTGAGATTCATGACGGATTATCTAATGACGTTACTATCAGAGCTTACAAGAATGACCCAGATAGTACAACGGACGGTGACAGCTCGGAATCGGAGGCTACTAGCGAGTCTTTGACATAAATCAAAATGGTTTGGGGAGGTGATACCATTGCAGTAATTCTCAACCGTCCAAGTGACGTTAAAAGAAAATTAAATAATACCTCTAGACTTTTACTCGTTTGTGTCTAGAGGTAAGAACATTTAAATCAAAATAGGAAAGGAGCTGTTTTGCTATGGATTATACATCAAACATCGACGCCCAAGGAATGCGACGGCCTATGGGTCCTGTAGACCAACCAAATTGGAATGGAGGACCAAAACTTATTCATAATCCACAAGTTATGAATAACCAGACTGTAGGGCAGCCTAATCTGGCAAACGCAATGGCAAATCAACGGCCAATTATTCCAATCAGAGGAAGGATTGTAACTTCAGAGCAGGATATTGTACCTGCAGAAATACCAATGGATGGCAGTATTTGTCTGTTTATGACAGAGGATTGCAAGAAGGTTATTGCTAAGCAGTGGAATAGCAATGGCGTTCTGCAAAGTATTATCTATTCTATAAGTTCGAATGAGCAGGCTCAATCAGAGTGTCAAAATGGTGATAGCACCGGAGAATTAAAAGCTCAGCTTGACAGAATAGAGAATATGCTCAAACGGCAAGGGCATCAAAATAAGTCGCGATTCAAGGAGGACAAGAAGAATGATAAGTCAATGTATTCAGCAAATGGCAATGAAGATTCTAAAGGAGAATCCTAATATTGCTAATAACCCTAATGCTCAAAGCATGATTAACGTTATTCAATCTGGCGATGAGAAAAAAGGGCAGGAGATTGCAGAGAACATTTGTAAGTAAAGAAGATGCTATCCGACAGGCAGAACAGTTTTTCCATGTAAAATAAGGACGAAATGGAGAGAGCTGTGCAACTAATGGCGATCTTCAGAGAGGATTTGATACCCAGTCAATTCTTAATAAGCTTAATGGCATCAACAGCGGAATTTGTGATGGATGCTACTGCGGATCAACTAATAACGGTTGCTGCTAATTAACGTCAAAATGATTAGGGAGGGTCTAGAAACGGGCTCTCCCTTGTATGTAGGTATTATAAAATGATTGAATTATCAAATACTGCTGATCAGGTATTAACTGCTGGTCAGTCCATTACCTTTGACAAAGTTCTTCTTAAAACAGGTTGCGCTGAGCGCCATAGAGCAAACACCGGATCTGTCAAAATGAGAGCTAATGGCATTTATGAAGCTTCTTTTGCTGGTAACATCTCGGGCGCTGTCGCAGGCACTCCTGTACAGCTTGCTTTCCAATTAGGAGGAGCAACGATGCCAGAGACAACTATGGTTGCTACTCCAGGAGCCGCTAATGCTTCTAATAACGTAGCTACCTCGACATTAATCAAGAATTATTGCGGGGACTACGATCGTATAACCGTGACTAATACTGGTACTACGGACGTAACTGTCGCTGCTAATAGTGCTTTTATTGTCCGTAGACTTGCCTAAGGAGGTGTCGTCAAAATGGAAAAGATGAAAGATCTCTGTTCTATCAAGGCAACTCTTGTAGATTCAGTCAAGGAACAGCTTTCTCATGGAATCGAGTGTGTAGATGCTCATGAAATGGGTGAAGTCGTTGATATGATCAAAGATATTTATGAAGCTGAGAACTACTGCATGCAGTCAAAGTACTACAAATCGATCGTGGAGGCTATGGGAGATGGGTCTTACGGTTACAACCCAAATCGATACGCCTCTAGCGGTAGATACGCTTCAGCTGGGCACGGATCTAGATATGGATATATGCCGTATTTAGAAGGTGAAGACTACACTATGCAGCAGTATCTAACAGGCGACCCAACAGAGTTCGCAGACCAGATGAAACTCCGCTTTGGCTATATGGATCAAAATGAACCAAAAATGATGAACAAGCCAGTTAGCACTTATGGAGCTGCGTATGATTCTTGGTCTGATGCAAGAAAACATTACACGAAAACTGGCTCATCAGAAGACAAAGAGAGAATGGAAGAGCGTGGAAAAGAACATGTCGAGAAGGCCATTATCTCTATGCGTGATATTTGGAGCGAAGCAAGCCCTGAATTGAAGCGTGCAATGAAAACCGAACTTTCTACATTAGTAGACAACATGACTATCTAAAGAGAACTGCGATTATGGACAGATTCTCAATGAATGGATATTTATGGAGGATAAAGTTCGTAAACCCAAATGACAAAATGCTTATGGATAGGACTGGAAAAATGACATTAGCCACCACAGACCCAAACCTTGCAACTATTTTCATGTCGAGGAGCTTATCTGGTGCACTCCTCATAAAAGTTCTTATCCATGAGCTAGGTCATTGTGCTCTTGTTAGTTACGGTTTGCTAGACGATATTCATAAGGTTGTAAAACAAGAATATTGGATATTAGCGGAAGAATGGGTCTGCAACTTTATAGCCGATTATGGAGCTAAGATATTTTCAATAGCTTATTCTATATTAGGTAATGACACATGGATGTTTATTCCTTATGAGCTTGATAAAGTAATCGCATAAGGAGGAAGATTATGGAAAGCATCGTATCAATTATCGTCACTGTGTTGTGTTCGGTTATTGCATCATCTGGGTTCTGGGCATGGATTCAGAAAAAAGATGACAAAAAATCATTACAAAGTCAGATGCTCATTGGACTTGCCCACGACCGCATTGTGTCATTAGGTATGGTCTACATCGAACGTGGATGGATCACTAAAGATGAATATGAGAATCTGAGAGACTATCTTTACGAACCGTACGAAGCCTTAGGGGGCAACGGCTCCGCAAAAAGAGTTATGGAGGGAGTTAATAGACTCAAGATATTCACAGTACCACCAATATCGGAAGGAGAAAGTCAAAATGAAGTTAACAAATAAACAGTATGATATTCTTAAATGGATTGCATTAATTGCCTTACCAGCGATTGGTACTCTGTACTTTACACTTTCTACTATCTGGGGACTTCCGTACGGAGACCAGGTCGTAGGAACTATTACTGCTGTCGATACTTTTCTTGGTGCTCTGCTTGGAATTAGCACAAGTCAGCATAACAAGCGCAAAGCTGCTTCGGCAAAAAAGCAGTAATGTACATACGATGTCTCTAGGCTTTCTATACGAGGGTCTAGGGACGTCAAAATGTCGCTGGATGTTCATGGACTGTTTCTTTTTCGCAAGATATTCGTATATTATAATGAGAAATATACTAGACAAAATATGGAGGTACATAAATATGAAAAACTTATTACAGATATTCAAAGATGGAAGATGGTTAATTTGCATATTCCCAGTAGCAGTACTTGTAATTGCGGTATTGACTATGACAGGAATTATGAGCCCAGTAATATCGTTTGGATGTGGCATTGTTGCATATTTGGTAGCAATTATGTTTAGTTATGACGATGAGGATGAGGACTAATTCAGGTCCTCTACCTTTTCGCATCATATTCATGTACTATAATGAAGATTAAACATTTAGGAGGTAATTTGATATGAAGAAAAGATTAGAAAAATTATTTGCATTGGTGTCAGCTTTAAGCTTTGTATGCGCACCAACATTACTAATGTTCATTGGATTCTGGATGATCTACAATGTAGGTATCTGGATCGGAATAACATTTAGTGCCGTTGGATATTTCGCATCAGTTTGGGAGTATTTCCAATTGCAGACATATTTCGATAAGAGAAATAAGAAGAAAAATCAAAATAAAACTAAATAAAGATCTAGGGACGAGGCTTAAACAAGGCCTCTTTCTTTTCGTATAATAGGAGGTGGCTAGTATGTTTGGATTATTTAAACGCAAAAAAGAATAAGAAAGATCCCGTACTTGAGAAATTATTAGAGGAGAACGAAAGACTCGGAAAGATTCTTGATGAGCACAGAAAAGAAAGTGCCGAACTCGAGAAATCTATAGCCGAGGCTGAAAGAGCTTTGAAAAATCTTGGGTATACGGATAAGGACTTAAAGAAAATTGCGCAAAAAGCAAAAATGAAAGTCATTTAAAGAGGATGAGGACTAATTCAGGTCCTCTCTTCTTTCGCGATAAATTCCTTTCCTATAATAGGAAGGAAGAAAGGAGGAGCTAAAAGATGAAAGAATTCTTAGCAAACATAGTAAAGGTATTTATTACATTAGCGATTTTAGGACCAGTAATTGCACTGGTAGGAATAGGGCTTGGGATAGGAGCTTTACTATTCTAACTAGGATGAGTCAGTGGAAACATTGGCTCTTTCTTTTATCTCGCAAAATGTTCAATTGCTATAATGAGAAGGGGTAAGCGAATCCTAGGTTAATGACCTGGGCTGGACAGTTATCTTATGGAAACGAAATCGAAAGATGGAGTACGGAAACCAGATAATTAGCTTCCTTTTCTTTTTTATTTTTGTTTTAAGAAAGGAGTCAAAATGACAGTAAAAGAATTTTTGGAAAACAACAAAGCAGCAATTATGTACGATTTCGCAAATAAGGAATTGGAGAAAATCTTAGCGCGATCAAAAGAATTGAATAAGAAAATGAAAACATTACCTGACAAAAATTCAGTAGAAGGATTAAACATTCTTGTCGAATCGCAACGTTTAGCAGGAAAAATCGAAGGCATTAACCTTATCATGGAAGAACTCGAACGCCTCGCAAAAATCTCATAGTGTATAATGAGATGAAAGGAGGAATGTAAGATGATTACATTGATAATTTTAGGAGCTATTTTATTAGGAGTGATAGTAGTTGGAATAGCACTGCTCTTAGCAGGAGGTATTTCAATATTATTCACTTTCGGAGATGTGATAGTGGCAGGATTGATAATCTATGCTATCATCAAACATATCTGGAAAAAACATCACAAAAACTAGGAGGGGCCTACATAGGCTTCTCCTTTTATATTTTTTAAATTAAAGGAGGATACAAAAATGGTAGTAAAGTATGTTGAAGATTTTGTTGGATTGGACGGTCATTTCTACGAGAGTAAGGTAGCATCTGAGTGCAATTCTATTCGGTTGGTTCCGAATTGTGGAGGCATGATGTCAGCTGTATTCTTATACCGGGACAATGATCAGAGTATGATTATTCCATTCTCAGCAAGAGAACTTGATAAGAAGATGGTGTACCTGGACAACAATATCTTTGATATTCACGTTGGAACAGGCATTATTGACTTGTCTGGATTCAAGGCTGTAAAGCTGTCAAAATATATCGAGCTGAATTCAGTTATGAAGACAATAGGCAAGAGCCCGTTAATCGCTGGTAAGTTACCAAAGGAAATTCCAGTCGATACGAGGGACATCTCTAAAGATATTTACCACGCAGTTGAATTCAATGATGACAGCTTTAATCAGTTATTCAAAGCTATGAAGGAGGAAATGTAATGTTTAAGACATGTATAATCGTCCCTAGAGTAGGCCAGGTGTCAGATACTATCAATCATATTTTGGATGATATTGGGTGGCATGTAGATACAATTATCTTCGAACCAGATCAAGTAAGCTTTTATGTACGCTATAAATGGTACCAATATTATAAAGTATGTGCATTCAAAAAGGCGGTGAAAAATTATGCGAAAAGAGTCAAATATTATGATCGCACCTCTATCCCTAGATATTTATTTTTACAAGAGACAAGATCATCACCAGACAAATTACAAAAAGCGCTCGCAGAGTTTTCCTACGCAGCCGCAGTTCAAGGAGGTATTAGATGCGGAGATATCGAAGATATAGTCAATGACGATGGCATAGTAATAGGATATAAAAGATAAGGAGGTAATTAAAATGAAGATTATTATGTGTATTATAATTGTAGCTTTTGCATATGGAGTTGGTGTACATGCTGGCAGGAACACAACAAAGATGTCTTGTCCAGGCATTATCAAAATGGCTAGGGACGAGGATAGCGAAGGGTACTACTGTGCTCTTGAGGTTAAGGGAAAAGACTCTCTTAAAGATATGTACAATTCCGATACAGTAACGTTCGAAGTTAGGCGTATGTCAGAGACGCAAATAAAACAGGGCCTATAATGAGAACTTTATTGTTATAATATTGAAAGGAGTCAAATATGGCAAGAGAAGAAGGAACTGAAAACTTAAGAGAGGTATTAGAGCAGACTATTATTGAAGAGGACAATAAACTCTTCGATGAAAAGATTGGAGACGAGCGAAATTGCATTGCCGACAATTTGGTGAACTTCTACAAGTTGAAATTAGAAGAAGACAAGCTCACGCAGGAGCGTGATATCAAAATGAAAGAGTTTGATCATAAAGAAAGAGAACTCGACATTAGAGAACGCGAATTGGAGCAGTCCAAAACTAATTCAAAATTGGAGTTGATCAAATCCGGAGTAACGCTGGCCGCTTGGGCCGGTCTTAGCATCGGAGTGATGGTCTTCGAAGGTAATGGAGGAGCAATACTTAGTAAGGCATTTCCGGGGATCTTTCCAAAGACTAAGATCTGAGAAACAAAAAAGTTAAGTTTATAGGCTATGGAAACATGGCCTTTAAGCTTTTCTAGAAAGGAGATGGGAAATTGAAAAGGAGAGATAAGATGTTCATAGTCTGTGTCATAATGATCGTGATACTTGGATCATTTAGAGCATGGATGCAATATGACTATGTAAAGCAGCAAGAAGAAACTAACAGGATCGTAAAAGAACTCCAGAAAAAGACTGCAGAGTTAGAAGATACTTATATGTCTCCATATCATTTCGAGCCAGCTGTTACCGTGGAAGATAATGATACACCAGTTGTAGGATCACCAATAGGTGAAACAAAGTCAGTTCCGAGTCAAAATGGATTCTTTTCATACATGGATGCAGATTGCATTAAGGGTGTAGGGACGGACCAGTATAAGATGAAAGAAGACTATCGACTTGACTCATCTGGTATTTGGACGTGCGAGGGAAGATGGTGTATTGCTGTTGGATCATATTACACTACACACGTCGGGCAATACATTGATATTGTGTTAAAGAACGGTACAACGATAACAGGGATATTAGCAGACTGCAAATCGGATAAAGATACTGATTCTACGAGACGTCAAAATGCCAATGGATCAATTGTTGAGTTTGTCGTTAATGAGTCTAGTCTGTCTAGTGAGGTTAAGGAGCATGGTAGTTGTGCGTATGCCTACCCACAATGGCAAAGCGAAGTAGATCATATTGATATTTATTAGGAGTTAGTTATTATGGATACATTCTTATTAGCATTTTTAACGGCGTTTATAGTACTGATGATTTCAGAAAGACGCCATCGCAGATAATTCATTTCATATAATAGGAGGTGATAAAATGAGCAAAGAAACTTTATTGAAGATTGGTCAGATTGGATGCTCTGCATTAGCAGGATTCTTAGGAATCTGTTTAACACAGATGCATATCGATAAGGCAGTCGATGACAAAGTAAAGGCTTTAGAGTCAACTGACTTAAAAGAGGATGAGGACTAATTCAGGTCCTCTACCTTTTCGCATCATATTCAGGTACTATAATGAGAACTTATTGTTTAGCACAGAAAAGGAGTATTAAAATGAAAGAAGGAACTAAACGTAAACTTAATGAGGTAAAGGAGTTTGTACACGATAACAAACGCATAATTGTAAACGGATTATGGTTTGCTGGTTGTTTTGTACTTGGACGTTGCATTGGAAATGTATACCACAAGGGATTCGATCAGGGAATGAATTGCTGTTTCAATTTGATGATGAATGAAAATGCAGAGAACTCTGAAGTCCTCAAAGCATTAGTGGATTTCAACATTAAGCATTGCGAGAACCATTAGGCGATCAGCTATAAGGCTATGGAAACATGGCCTTTAAGCTTTTCTAGAAAGGAGTCAAAATGAACACTGAACAGGTAGGATATTTTATTAAAAGAAACATGCCTACTATTTTATCTATAGGTGCGGCTATAGGTGTGGTAGTATCAAACATCCTTACAAATAAAGCATCTATCAAAGCAACACTTAAAGTTGACGAAGTCGAGAAAAAAAAGAAGAGAGAGCTTACGTTTATTGAGGAGGTAAAAGTTGTAGCTCCGATTTATGCTCCGTCTATTGTAGTTGGCGCTGCTACAATAGGGTGCATCTTTGGATCGAACTTCTTAAACAAGAAACAGCTGGCTGCATTAGCAGGAGCTATGAGTCTCTTGCAGGCAAATTTTAAGCGATATAGAGAAGAAGTAGTACACGAGGTAGGCAAAGAAAAAGAAGAAAATATTTGGAAAGCTAGCAGAACTCCAATTACGAAAACAGTATCTGAGCAGGAATCAAAATTTGTAGACACAACTGGATTAACATTCTTCATTGATAGTTTGACTGATGAGGGTTTCTATGCCGACAAAGCGACAGTAGAATCAGCTATATTAAAGTTAAATAGGAAATTGGCATTAAGCCCTGCTCACACGGTAACTTACGATCAGTTTAGATACGATCTCGATTTGCATCCAACAAGTTTTGGAAGCGTTGTAGGTTGGTCTAAGATCGATATGGACGAGAATGATAAGACAAATGAATGGGTCGATATTCAACTTGTGCCGTTTGAAAACACTGAGGGTTACTATATACGGTATCTTGATTTACCGCATGGGTTATTCATGGAAACCAAAGCGGAGAAACGAGAAGTTAAAGGCTGGTTCAAAGACATGGAATACAGCTCAAGCATGCTGATATAAGAAAGGAGAAACAAAATGAGTTTTTTAAACAATTTAATTAAGGAGGCAAACAAGGTTCCAGTCATTGCCGATAAGAATGCGCCGATGCTCCTTATGATTGCTGGAATCGGTGGATTAGCAGCTACAGTAGTCAGTGCGATCAAGGCTACACCATTGGCAATTGACAAAATGGATGATGAGATTGCAAACAGATATGAAAATGGGGAGATCGAATACGAGAATCTGCCAATGTCTGTAAACAAATCTGACATGGCATATAGATTCGAGGAACTCGGTCCGAAGCAGATCGTAAAGTCTTGCTGGAAGTGCTATGTTCCTACAGTGATTTTAGGAGCCTTAAGCATCTCAGCATTTATCGGATCATACAAAGTAAGCACAGCTAGACTTACAGCTATGACAGCAATGTACGAGTTTACAGCCAATGCATATGACAGATACCGTAGAAATGTAGCCAAAGTATCACCAAAGACAGATATCAAAGCTACCAAAGCTGCTAGGGACGAACAGGTAAAAGAGATCTCAGAGTCTAAGTTTGATGGTATGCCAGAAGGAAAAGAGGTTTGTATCGACCTCTATACAGGCAACGTGTTCTATTCGACAAGAGAAGAAATACTGCAGGCCGTTGGAAAGATAAAAGATCGATTCCTTGGCGGTGAGATGTTTATATCTCTGAATGAATTCTATGATGAAGTAAATGCAAGTCACGTAGAAGTAGGAGATGACGTAGGATGGTCACCAGACACTTATGTGGATGTGCAGTTCGACTCAACGTTAAGGAATGGAAAGCCGTGCCTGACAATTGGATATTTCGCAAATCCGAGGTTTGATTACCGCGAATTAATGTAAGCTCGCAAAAAAATCATATATTATAATGAGAGATATACCAAAAAATTTAAGGAGGACAAAAGTATGTCAGAATTACAGAATGAGAAAACAGAGGTTATGGTATCAGAGGACGTTAACACAACGCCTGCAACTGAGGAATCTAAGGATGATTCATTAGGTAAACTTGGAATTGCTCTGATTGGATTAGCTTGTGTTGGAACTTACACGCTTGGAAAAGCGGCAGTTAAGGGAGGCATGATGTTAGTCGAGAAGGTAAAAGAAAAGAGAGCCGACTTGAAGAGGTTTAAAGACTCTAAAGATGCAGACTATTGTGAAGCGGAACCTGAAGAGACTGATGAGGATCAGGATGAAACTGAAAACGAAAAGTAGTACTTAAAAGATTGGAAATCTTGGGTCTAGGATCATGGAAACATGGTCTTAGACTTTTTGTTTTAGAAAGGAGTCAAAATGGAAAGACTTGAAAGTAACTCAATCGCTACTGGCACTAAGGCAACAAAGAAAAAACCTACCAAAGCTGAAGAGCGTCACAAGATTGAAAAAGTTGTAAAGAACAGGGTAACAACTCAGAAAAAATCACTGAGTCAGAAATTCGGAGAAACATTCTTAAGTGATGAATCCGGAGGCGTTGGATCATATATCTTTAATGATGTACTGATTCCAGCATTAAAAGACACATTCGTAGACATGGTCGAAGGTGCTATCAATATGGCGTTCTATGGTGACGCAAGACACAGATCACGTAGCCGTAGCAGCATCAGTCGAGGAAGCGTAGAACGCATACCATACGAGACTAGCTTTGATAGCCGTAGCAGACGTAGATCAGCACCTCGAGGCAGAGCTAGATATGAAATGGACAACCTCAGATTCGACTCAAGAGCAGATGCAGACACATTGCTTGATACTTTAACCGAGTATCTTGATCAGTATGGATCAGTGTCTGTTGGTGACGTCTTTGAGTCTATTGATATTCCGACACAGGCTAACGATTTTCATTATGGATGGTATGAGCTTGGAGGAGCACATATTAGAAAGGCTAGAGACGGGGGATATATATTAGAGCTGCCAAGATTGGAGGAGATTGACTAATGATTAAAATTATTGAACCAGGAACTAAAACCGTGGCCGAATGCAATAGCTACGGTTATTTCAATTAAAATGAAGAGAGCATAAGGAGGTATAGAAATGGGAGACAAAGTAAATCATCCAGATCATTATCAGAATATTGCTGGCGTTGAGGCTATTGATATTCTGAATGATGTAGTTAAGGACCTGCCAGGCAAGCAGGCCGCAATGTTATGGAATGCTATGAAGTATTTATTCAGGTTCCAGAAGAAAAACGGCGTCGAGGATCTTAAGAAAGCTCAGAATTATCTGGACTATCTGATCAATGATATTGAAGCAGTTCAGGAGGCCGCTAAAGATATTTCAGAAAAGTGTCCAGAGTTTCTGTGGGATACTTGGAATTCGAATGAATATGGTAACATGACAATCTTTGCAAAATCAAAGGAACCAAACGGAATGCCGTCAAGATTAGTTTTCGATACTGAGTACGCTGCAGAAGAGTTCAGGAGTGTATTCTATAATATGCTGAGCGAAGGCTATGATGAATTCTCGATTACGGATGCTGCCTTAGAGATGAAGTTTAAGATTTCAAAAGGCAACAAATGGAATAAGTGGGATGATCTGGTTAACTGGAAGAAAGTGCATGACAGCTTCACTATTGAGGCAGTCGGTGATAAATATGAGCTGATCTTTAACTATAAGGATTCTAGTTCAAAAACGCCAACAGATGTTGAGGTTGACGAGGGTACATATGTGACCTATAAGTCAAAAATTTCAGGCCATGCGGAGGTATACTATTCAAAACATATGTATGCGGGAACATGCACAGAGATTATCTTCACGAGTGACTTATGCCGGGATATGTTCATTGCAAACTTTTTCAACAAGCTTAAATCTGAGAATTATAAGCCATTTTCTATTAGAGAGGTTCTGTCAGCTACAAATAGTTATATTATCCCGGGCGAAACTGACGAGTTCTCGATCATGATGCCTTGGAAAGATATCTTTAGTCGTTTTGTATTGTTTAAAGAAGGTAATGAGTATGCCTTAGAATTTGTTTACAAAAAGAATGTATTAGATGTATTAGAAGCAAGTCAGCCTACGAATGATGAGCACATTTTATGCAAATCTACCATTTGGGGAAGTGCAGATGTTTACTATTCCTCAGAACTGCTGAAAGGCACATGCACGAAAATCCTATTTAACGACATTGATGCCCGGAATACATTTGCTTTAAAGTTCTTTAAATATCTTAGACATGAAAATAGCGGATTCTCTATTAGAGAACTTCTGGATGATTTAAAATATCTGTGGGGCGAGGATGATGACAACCTTTCTATTGATGTGCCATGGAAAGATATCTTTAAAGGATTTTACATGGGTGAAGAAGGAGGAAAGTATTCCTTAGGATTTATTTTCAATCAGGAGGAAAAAGTCAATGGAGAAAACTAAACGTTATCCAGATTTCGAATGTGATCTGGAAAACGAAGAAAAGGAAACAGAACCGGATACTGATGTCAAAGCCAAAGTAGATAAGGCTATTATTATCGTTACCGGAACAAAAGAAGAACCGTATTTCGAAATTCTTTACCATCTGCTTGGCGAAGATGACGACAGAATCGGTTTTGGATCATATTGCTTAACCAATGTATTCAATTGGAGAGAGCAGTACTTAGAAATAATAAATAAGGAGGACAAATAAATGAAAGAAGTATTAAACACAGCTGTAACCAGCTTATCAACAGTATTAGGCCATACTAAGACCTGGGTCAAGATGAACTCTCCGGAGATCATGTTATTTGCAGGAATCGGGGCAGGTATTGGAGCTCTGATTACAACCCAGAGAGCTACACTCAAGGTAGCAACAGTAAAGAGTAATGAAGAAGAGACAAAAAAGAAGATCGTAGAGACAGTAGCAAAGTATGAAGAAGATCCGGATTCTCTCGATAAGCCTTACACAAGAGAAGATGCAGCAAACGATATGGTTCTCTTAAAGCGTAAGACAGCATTAGAGTATGTTAAGCTTTATGTAGGACCTGCAATCCTCGAGGTAGCATCTATCGGGCTCATTCTTGGATCTCATCATATTATGAAACAGCGTCAGGTGGCATTAGCAGCATCTTGTGCAGCAATTGCTAAGGCTTATCAGACATACCGTCAAAATGTAATTAACAAGTACGGCGAAGAAGTCGACCAGGAGATGCTGTATGGTTCTGAAAAAAAGACAGTTAAGAAGACTGAGACAGATCCAGAGACAGGTGAGAAAAAGAAGGTAACTGAGGAGCAGGAGATTATCAGAAACTTCGGTGGTTCACCGTACGCAAGACTATTCAACAGAGAGAACTCTACTGAGTGGTTCAACGACAATCCTCAAAATGAATTCATGCTTGCACAGCGTGAGAAGGAAGCAGATACACGGTTAAAATGCGAAGGAATCCTGACACTTAATGACGTATACCGTATGATCGGTCTGAAGCCTACTGACATTGGTCTGACACACGGCTGGAGATACAGAAGCCAGAAAGATCCGGATTATGGCAAGTTTGACAACAATGTAACATTCCTGACCAAGTGGGTCATGGTTCCGAACGAAGAAACTGGAGAAGATGAGAGAACACTGTTAATCGATTTCAACTGCGATGGCTGCATTTACGGTGAAGTATCCAAGAGATGAATCGATGAACAGATAATGTTTAGAGACGGTGTATTAGATTACCCTTGGCAGCAGTGGTGCTACTAAGGGCGGTCTAGGACCGTAGGAAGGAGTCAAAATGAGTAAAATGTGTTATATAGCAACAGCTTCACTTGCCGTAGCAGAGGCGTATAATAAAAACCAAGATGCAGACACCGTTGTAATCAAGCATGAGCATATGGATGCTATCGTTGAGTACTTCAAAGATCACGCATTCTATAAGTATAATACCTATCTGACTATGGACGGACAACTGAAGTTCAAAGGAAAACCAGTCATTGCATACATTGGACAAGCTATAGAAAGCAATAAAAGTGACATAGGATCTATGACAGCCGAGGAAATGAAAAAGATGCTTAACAAAGTTTATGGCGCTAATAAGTTCTATAAGGAGCCTACAGGTGTATAGATGTGATGGATGCGGTGAGCAATGCGAAGAAAATGAGCTTACAGAGTTAGAGTTCTTTCTGGGCATACCTATGCAAAACTTATGCAGTGAATGCCTGGCAAAGATATTTGTAAAAAAGGAGAAAAAGAAATGAAAAACGCAATATACTTAGACAGCGACTTTGTACGTGAGGAGCAAGATTCCGTTAACGCGCTGCTGAGGCATTTGCAAAAGTCTACGCAAGGCTTAATGAACTTCAGGAGAAGACAGATGTCAAAATAGCTGCTAAAATTACAACCGACGGTATAGAAATTGAAGCTTCTAAGGACAACCTTGTATACCGGATCATTATTCCGAAGTTTACACTCGACGAAGCTGTAGATATAACGATTCCAATTGAGAATACAATTGATGCTGCTATAAGCAAAATGATTGATTAAAGGAGGTCAAAATGAAAGAAGTTTATTTGAAATGTGACATGATTCCATATAAAAAGAGTTCTGTCAATGCGCTGATCGATAGATTATACCTGATGTTCAAAATAGATTATTCAGTGAAATGCGGGACTGAGTGTGTAGCTAAAGATATATCAGATATCTATGCATACATCAATAAAATTGAGACAAACTCTCAGCTGAAAGCAAACATCGAGGTTACAACTGACGGTGCAAGTGTTAGCTTCCCTAAAGACGATCCAGTAGAGCATGATATTGTGAACAATGTCTTTGACTCAGTAAGGGCGGTTTATAAAGGGCTCAACAATATTAAGTCTGAAACCGGTGTCAAAACAGGTGTAGCTATAACAGGATTAGGAATTCATTTCGATTCTGTAAAAGATAAATTAGGATTCAGCATATCTGTAGAGAAGAAAGAACTCGACAATGCGGCAGATATGCGTATGCCTATTAAGAACACAATTGATATTGCTATAAAGAAAGTAACAGAATAGGGGGTCCTTCTATGTGTAACAAAAGAAAAATGAGTAACTGGACTGTAACGGAACGCGATCTGGCGATCTTCAAGCGTTGGCAGAGTGGGGACAGCGTTCGCATGATAGCGATGGACGAATATGTCTCTACACAGCGAATATATGAGATAATTAATAAGGTACGGTTATTCCGTGGTGAAGAAGTCTATAAAGATCCATACGATCTCAGATATCTACAGTCAATTACTCCTAGAACTAGAAAATTTTTAGTTAAAAGAGGAGCTAAAAATATTAAAGAGCTGTCTGGATGGGTCAAGTATAACAGACTAACAAGCATACCTGGAATCGGAGACACCATTGAAAGAAAAATACTTATTCAGCTTGATGACTTCATGCGCCAGAGACATGAGGAAGAGCAGTATAAGGAAACTGAATATAAATAAGAAAATGGAGGAATTAAAAATGAAAAAAATTACTAAAGGATTATGTTTGTTACTCGCAGTTGTTGTATGTTTATCAGTGGTTCAGCCTGTAAATGCAAAAACTAAATATACTAAGACCGAAAAGAATTTAGCTTTTGCGCTTGCGGTTTTCCAGGATAATGAACTGTTGAACCCAGATTCATTTAAAATAAAGAAAATTAGTAAGGTTAAATATGTGCTAAATAAGGATAATTTTGAAGTATATGCAGCATGCGGAATTCTTGATAGCTACAGGACGATTGCTTGGAAGGTAGATTATACAGCATCCAATGCCTATGGCGGAATTGTTAAGGAAAGTGTATACGTTACTTCTACATGGAATTATTGCAGCGAATACGATATTGATTTTGAAGATTATACTGACAAAACTAGCTATGCTAAAAGCAGCAAGAGTAAGTCATTTATTAAGAAAATCAAGAAGCTTACGTCAAAATACTATAAGGAATTTTAAGGAGGTAATTAAAATGAGAGGATTTTGTAAATGTGATTTGTGTGGCAGCGTATACCACGAAGATGAGAATAAAATGTATAGCGGGATCACAGTATGGTGGAAAAGCAAGTCAGGTGCACCGTGTTTTCCTGGCGATAAGAAATTATGTACCCCAGATGGTGAATGCATTACGGACATTCCAGGAATGATGGATGTGTGTCCTGAGTGCCAGGAACGATTCTACAACTGGATCAGGATGACTAGGAGTGAAGCTAAGAGTCCTAAGGATGATAACTTCCCTATGAACAAACCCGAATAATTCGCAGAAAAAACATAGCTCATAATGAGAAGAGATGCGTAGTAGCACAATAGCAGTGCGCTGGTATACCCTATACCAGAGATGCGGGTTCATATCCCGTTTGCATCTCCTTTCATTTTTTCGAAAAATAGGAGGAATTAAAATGAAGAGAATTATCGATTGGTTCAGAAAACCTGCAATCATGAAGAAACTTTATCGCACAGGTGGAGATTGGGATGGAGACTTGGTAGTATACAAGCACCACCAGTATTATGTAAACATCCAGACAGGGACGGTGTTGAGAGTTGAATAGCATGATTATATTTATCAGAGGTTTAAACCTACTAATTTTAGGTGGGTTTGTTGCTGTAGGAATTGCACATCCGTTAAAGCAAATCTTCAAAAAGCGTGACGTTGGGCTGGCTATTACATTAGCTTTGGTCATCTTTGTATTTATATATTCGGGAGTGTCATGGTTTATTCCGGTAAACTAGGGAGGTCAAAATGAATAGTATATTTATATTCTTCAGAACTATAAGCTTAATATTCTTAGGCTTAGGTATCCTGGCAGGTATTGTGCATACCATAAGGTACATCTATAAGTACCACGACATTGACTTAATTTCTGAACTTGTGATTATTATGCTCGGAATGTGCATAGCAGTATCGTGGTCAGTCAAAATGTAAGGAGGTAAAAATGCAGGAATTTGATCATACATCTAGGGATGATCGTACATATACTGAAGAAGTTTAGGGTATAATGTATTTATCGATAATAGCGATTATTATGCTGCATTGCTAATAGATTGGTCTGCTACAGAAGATCAAAATAATAAATAAGGAGGACAAATAAATGAGCGGAAAGGTAGTATTAAGTTTTGTATTAGGAGCAGCTACAGGTGCAGTAGGTATGTATTTTGGCATGAAACAGGCCTGTGAAAAGTACATCGACAAGGAAATTGAGCAGTTTAAGGCTGATTATGAGGCTGCTCACAAGAAAAAAGAGGAAAAAAAGAGCGAAGACGTCAAGAAAATGGAAGAAAATATGGAAAAAGACGCTGAAAAAGCCCTAAAAAAGTACGCTTCGGCTACTGAAAAGAGCATTTCTAGTGTAGATACAGGCAAAAAAGAGGCTGATGCTAAGCTCGAAAGAGTAAATTATGCCAAAATCCGGACTCCAGACATCGATAAAATCGACGAAATCGACGTTGAAAAGAACGTAGACTGTGCAATTGGACCAGTTGTGATTGATCCTAGCGACTATATGGAAGATGATGGTCTTAAGAGAGTTGTATGGAACTACTTACCTAAGGAGAACAAGGTATACTCAGAGGATGGTACTGAAGAAATTATGGACGGTATTGAGCTTCTTGGTGAAGAGAACTTAGGCTCATTTGGCGAGTTCGAGGTTGATACATTATACGTGAAGAACGCTCGCGAAGGTGTCAAGATCGACTGTATCCAGTACGAGGACATGACTTATGATGAATTCTTAGAGGAGATCACGTTATGATAGTATTCTATTATCCAGACACATTACACAGTGCCAACAGGTATAAAGAAGCTAAAAAAGAGGCCGAAAAACGGTCTAGAAAGGAAAAAAATGACAAAAATCGACAAAAATAGGGTCAAAATGGACTATTTCGAGTGGCTTTTAAGCAAAATCGCCGTTGATCCAGCGAAAAATGAGCACATTCAGGGGTTCAAATGGCTGTTCTCAACAGACTTCGAATGGTCACATAAGCTTGACGCTAATCGAGCTGCAGACGGTGTCGATCTTCGTTCAATGTTCGCATATGAATATGGCTATAGCTATCCAGAAGTCAGAAAAGCATTGCTTGATAAGCAGTGTTCATGGCTTGAAATGATGGTTGGCTTAGCCATTCGTTGCGAGGATTCCATTATGGGAAATGACGAATTTGGAGACCGTACGCCGCATTGGTTCAACGTTATGATCGACTCACTTGGGCTTTATCTAGACTGTTCCGAAGACGATGAAGTAATCCTTAAAAAGTGTGCTTCACGTCAGTATAAACAGGACGGAGAAGGCGGATTATGGTGGGTTAAAGGAACAAAAAAGAACTTGAGACGTATGCAGATTTGGGATCAGATGTGTGAGTATCTCAATGCAAATTATAAGGAGGAAATTCATCTATGAAAGGACCAAAGGTTATTAACACAAAACTCACAGAGCATGAGATGGAGAAGATTAAGGTAGAAAGATGCGTAGAAGGCATGTTTAGTCGTGACGAATGCCGTATTAGCGTATTACACGCTGCTAGATATTTGGAGAAGAATGGACCAGCTGGTATATTCTCTAATTCAGCTATTGATGCGGTCGATGCTATTGCATTTGCGTTTGCTTCAGGAGAATTAGACTGGGTTAAAAATATAGAGAGGGATGAAGAGAATGACTAAAGAAGAGTTTAAGGGATTCAGTTCGGCTGCCCAGCATGATATGGTTTTGGAGGCCTTGGTACGAGTTACAAAGAACCTGGAAACTATTGAAAAGGAATCGGGAAAGCCATTCGTAGGCACTGTCAAACAGCGTAGGAATGATATTAAGCTGCTTACTATTCTGGCGGAAGCGTTCGGTAAGAATGAGCTGGTATGGAAGCATTCTGAGTCGACTAGGTCTTATCGTGCTTTGCCTTGTATATTGGCATTGGGCAGAAAGTATATATGGGAAAAGTCTAAGCCAGCACCTTGGGACAAGGCACCTATGATAGATGCAACCAATGATAATCGTAAAGGGTCTAGGAATACATTTAGTGAAATGACGAATGCCAAAGAAAAGATTGAGAGTGCTCAGCAGAGTTCCGGGAATTTTATGAGCTGTAAATCTAGTACTGATACTACGTCGTATCCTGACGAGTGGGTTAAAAGAAGTTAATAGGTGAAAATAATAAAGAAAGTTGAGGTAAAAATTATGGGAAATACGAAGAAATTTATTCCTAATATAGATAAATCTGAGATGTTTATATGCCAATATAATCCGTCCGATGGTGCTAGTCCTAGCTACTTTACTGTTGCTAAAGAAAAAATTGAGAATGGTAAAAGTGCTGGATTGCGAGCCGTAGCATGTTGGAAAGGCAATCAGGCTGATAAAATGCATGACATCATCGTAAATAACAAGATGATTTAAATAAAAATAATAAAGAAAGTTGAGGTTGTAATTATGGGAAATACAGGAAAAAATGAGGATTATGTTGGCAAGCTTGTGCCAAATTCCGAGTGTGGAAAACTGCTTATTTTGCAGTATAATCCGTCTGATGGGAAGCATGAAAGCTGGTTATCGGTCGCTGGAGAAAGTGAAAAAAATGGCCAGAAAGGGAAATTACAACTGATTTCGGTAGTAAAAGGGGACGATGCAGACTATATTTACAGCGTTTTGACAGGAAAAAGCGCAAAATAAAAATGGCCAGCAAGTTGCAAAAATTGATGAAAAAGTGGCTTTTTAGTGCTATTTTACCCTATTATTGGCCAAAAGCCCATTTTTTTATATAGTTTAAAAACTTTTTAGGAAAGTATGAAAATATATAAAAGTTTTTGAGAGCACATTTTTGTGTCCAAACGGTCAGGAAAGGAAAAAAGTATGAATTTTGTAACAATTAAGAGTTCATATGTCAAGTCTAGGGATGCCACGGTCATTCACCCAACGTTTGCTGTTTCTAAGAAAGTTGATAACCTGTTATGTAAAGGTAAGGCGTTCTATGCTCTCTGGGATGAGAAGAATAACAGATGGTCTACTGATGAATACGATGTTGTCGATTATGTAGATCGTTTGATCGATGAAGCATATGAAACAGTTAGCAAGACTACAACCAGCAAAATCGAAAAAGACTACTTAAGGGACTTCGACAATGGACGCTGGGAAAAGTACAAGAAGTATTGCCAGCTTAGTCCGTCGTCTTCAATACAGTTAGATTCTGATATTACATTCCTAAACCAGAAGACAACCAAAGAGGACTATCGTTCCAAGACCTTACCATACGACATCAAAGCAGGCAAGACACCGGGCTATGACAAAATCATCTCAACTCTGTATGATGCAGAAGAACGACGAAAGATCGAGTGGGCCATTGGATCAGTTATATCTGGTGACTCTAAAAAGATTCAGAAGTTCTTAGTCTTCTATGGTGAAGCTGGAACAGGTAAGTCGACAATCCTTAACATCATCCAAAAGCTGTTCGAAGGATATTGCGGAACATTCAATGCTAAAGACTTAGCTACTCCGTCAAAATCATTCTCGACTGCCGCATTCAAAGATAACCCTCTGGTAATGATTCAGCATGACGGTGACTTAAGTAGAATTGAAGATAACACACTTCTCAACTCTATAATCGCACACGAGGAAATCGGCATTTCTGAAAAGTATAAAGCTGAGTATCCAATGCGAGTTAACAGTATGCTATTCATGGGTACAAACCGACCAGTCAAAATCACTGATGCAAAGTCAGGTATTATAAGACGATTGATTGATGTTAAGCCAACTGGCGAATTACTCGAGCCAGATACTTACCAGGAATGCATGAGTCAGATTCCATATGAGCTTGGAGCTATAGCTAATCATTGTCTCAAAGTATACCAGAAATACGGAAAGCATTACTACGATGGATATAAGCCATTGGATATGATGTTCAAAACGGACGTCTTCTTCAACTTCGTAGAAAGCTGTTATCCGTTCTTTGAGAAGGATGATGGAACAACATTAAAAGCAGCATATAGTCTGTATAAAGAGTATTGCGACAACACTGGGCTCCCAAACAAAATGCCAATGTACAAATTCAGGGAAGACTTGAAAGATTACTTCGATGAGTTTCTCGACAGAATTACTTTGGAAGATGGAACAAGAGCTAGAAGCTATTACAAAGGCTTCAAGAAAGATAAGTTCGTAGACAAAGAGCTTAAGCCAGACGAAGCCAAAGAATCATGGCTCAAAATGGATAGCACTAAATCTATCTTAGATGAAGTGTGTAAAGATTGCCCAGCACAATATGCACGCGGCGATGCGCCATCAAAAGCGTGGGATCGAGTTGGTACAACATTGAAGGATCTGGATACTACTAAACTTCACTATGTTAGAGTTCCAGAGAATTTAATAGTCATTGACTTTGATCTGAAAGATGCTGAAGGGAATAAGTCTAAGGAAATGAACGTAGACGCGGCATCTCAATGGCCGCCAACATATGCTGAGTTCTCAAAGAGTGGCGCAGGTGTGCATCTGCATTACTATTATACTGGTGACCCTAAACAACTTGACAATGTATATAGCGACAATATAGAGATCAAGGTTTATAGTGGTAAAGGAGCATTGCGAAGAGTTGTAACAGCATGTAACTCAACTCCAATTGCTACTATATCTTCAGGGTTACCGTTAAAGAAAAGGAGTGAAAATATGGTAGACTTTAAAGTAGTTGCCAGCGAAAAGATGATTCGAGCATTGATCAAAAAGAATCTTCGGAAAGAGAGTCATCCTGGTACAAAACCAAGTGTAGACTTTATGAAAAAGATTCTTGATGATGCATACGAGTCAGGAGAACACTATGATGTAACGGACATGCGAAATGATATTGTAGCATTTGCTGCGTCAAGTACAAACCATGCAGACTATTGTCTTGAGCAGGTTGGAAAGATTCACTACTGCTCCGATGATGTTGCTGGAGTAAACTCTCCAAAAGACGACAGAATTGTATTCTATGATATTGAGGTGTTTCCAAACCTGTTATTGGTTAACTGGAAATATAGAGGAGAACCTGGACCTTGCCACAGGATGATCAATCCGTCACCGGCAGAGGTTGAAGGGTTCCTCAAAATGAAACTTATTGGATTCAATTGTCGAAGATATGATAATCACATTCTGTATGCTCGAATGATGGGATATTCATTAGAAGCTTTATTCCAGCTTTCACAGGATATTATTAACAAAAGTCCAAACGCTTTCTTCGGATCAGCATACAACTTAAGCTACACTGATGTCTATGACTTCTGTGCTAAGAAGCAGAGTCTGAAGAAGTGGGAGATTGAATTAGGTATTCACCATCAGGAATGGTCTCTACCTTGGGATCAGCCAGTACCAGAAGAGCTGTGGCCTAAAGTTGCAGAATACTGTGACAATGATGTCATTGCAACAGAAGCTACATTCGAAGCTAACATTGCAGACTTTGAAGCAAGATGTGTATTAGCCGAGATTGCTGGAGGATGCCCGAATGACACAAACAATATGTTGTCTGGTAAACTGATCTTTGGAAATGACAAGAACCCACAGCGAGAGTTTATATATACTAACCTTGCTACAGGTATTTCAGTTGACATGGATGGTAATGAAACATTCAACGAGATAAATAAGTTTGAAGGCTATACATTCGATCACGGAGTATCAACATATCGTGACATCAAAATGAATGAAGGCGGATTAGTAATCGCTGATCCTGGAATGTACAGAAATGTCAAAACATTCGATATAGCATCAATGCATCCGCATTCAGTTATCGCACTAAACCTCTTTGGCAAGAAGTATACGGCCAGATTCAAAGATCTGGTTGATGCTCGTATTGCAATTAAACATCGTGATGTTGAAGCATTAAAGACTCTGTTTGGTGGAGCATTTGCTAGATTTGCAAACGTAGCTGAAGAAGAACTCGAAAAACTTGCAAAGGCACTGAAGATCGTAATCAATTCTGTATATGGATTGACATCAGCTCATTTCAGTAACCTGTTCAAAGATGAAAGAAATATCGATAACATCGTTGCTAAACGTGGAGCACTCTTCATGGCAACACTTAAAGGCGAAGTTGAGAAACTTGGAGCACATGTCGTTCATATCAAGACTGACAGTATTAAAATCGACAATCCGACTCCAGAAGTTGAGCAGTTTATCTATGACTTCGGAAAGAAATATGGTTACACATTTGAAATCGAAGCTGAGTATGAGAAGATCTGCTTAGTTAATAATGCAGTTTATATTGCATACGAGAAAGGTGAAGGATGGACAGCAACTGGAACTCAGTTCGCAGTACCATATGTAAAGAAGACACTATTCACTCATGAAAAGATTGAGTTTGATGACTTATGCCAGACAATTGCAGTTACCAATGGTGGAGAGCTTGATCTCGACTTTAACGAGAATCTTGCAGAAGGTGAACATGACTTTAAGTTCGTTGGTAAAGTCGGCAGGTTCTGTCCAATCAAAGAAGGTTGCGGCGGAGCTCAGCTGTTCAGAGTAAAAGACGACAAGTACTTTGCACCATCTGGAACAAAGGGATATCGTTGGCTTGAATCTGAGGATGTATTAACAAACAATTTTCAGGATAAGATTGATATGTCTTATTATGAAGAACTTGCTGAAAAAGCAATCGAAACTATCTCAGAGTTTGGTGACTTTGAGAAATTTGCAATTGATGAACATAAAAATGATAACGCCGATATGGCAGCATAGAAAGGAAGGTCTATCATGGCAAACGTAAATAACATTAACATTGAAGGAGCAAATATTATTTGGAAGAACTTTTCAGGTGAGAGAGATAGATTCAATCCTGGAAAGAGAGGATTCAGTGTTGTAATCGATGACCCAGTAATGGCTGATGAGTTAAAACAAGAAGGATGGAATGTCAAAGAGCGTCCCCTTCAGGAAGGAGCAGATCCGTCAGAGCAGGAGTGGACTCTTCCTGTAAAACTGAACATGAACAGATACACACAGGTATGGCTTATTGTTGGAAATCACAAAACACTGCTGAACGAAGATACAGTAGCGCAGCTCGATGTGGTGGATATTACTGATTGCGATCTTTCAATTCGTCCTTACGAATGGGAAATGTCCGGTCGTACTGGAATCACAGCATATGTAGATTCTATGTATGTAACTATTCGTGAAAACAAATTTGCTGAGAAGTATGCCGATTTAGACTAATATGGAATTAAAGTTGAAGCCGCACCAAATAAGTGCAATAAGAAAAATGCATAATGGCTGTATACTTTGTGGTGGTACAGGGTCTGGTAAATCTATTACCGGACTCGCGTACTACTTTATTCAGAATGGCGGAACGGTAGAACCAATGACTAAAATGAAGAATCCAAAAGATTTGTATATTATAACAACTGCTAAGAAAAGAGACAGCGGTGAATGGATTGGGGATATGAGTTGGTTCTATCTAACACCAGATGATGAAACGAAGATATATGATCATAAAGTAGTTATAGATTCCTGGAATAACATTAAGAAGTATGCTAGCGTTCAAAACAGTTTCTTTATTTTTGACGAGCAACGAGTGGTAGGTTATGGTGCTTGGACTAAAGCGTTTCTTAAAATAGCAAAGTCCAATGACTGGATATTATTATCCGCAACACCTGGTGACAACTACATGGACTACATGCCAGTCTTTATTGCGAATGGTTTCTACAAAAACAAAAGCGAGTTCACTGCAGAACATTGTGTGTATTCTAGATTTAGTAAGTTTCCTCAAATCGAAAGATTCATTGGAACTGAAAGACTGAATAGATTAAGACGAAGAGTTTTAGTAGACATGCCATATCAAAATCCAGCAGTTCAACATCATGAAGACGTTTGGTGTTCGTTTGACAAGGAAGCTTATAAAGACCTAATGAAGAATCGTTTCGATTATGAAAAAAGCGAACCAATAGAAAACGTTAGCGAGTTGTGCTATAAGCTAAGAAAGATCTGTTATGCTGATGAAAGCAGAGCCGAAGCATTACGAAATATTTTTGAAGAACATAACAAGTTGATAGTTTTCTACAATTTCGATTACGAGTTGGAGATAATCAAAAATATAGACTTTGGAGAAGATGTCGTAATTGCTGAGCTAAACGGGCATCGGCATGATCCGGAACCATTCGGCAATTCAAAATGGCTTTACTTAGTTCAGTACAATGCTGGGTCGGAAGCATGGAATTGCATAAAAACAGACACGATGGTTTTCTATTCACAAAACTATTCGTATAAAATGATGAAACAGGCAAGCGGAAGAATCGACAGACTTACTACACCATACAAAGAACTTAAGTACTTTCACTTAAAATGTAGAAGTCCAATTGAGCTTAGAATCACAAGAGCTCTAGCTCAGAAAAAGAACTTCAATGAGTCTGCTTTCATAAAATAGGCCTCGCGAAAAAAACATGGATTATTATAGGGGAGGAGAGCAGAATCTGCCTCTTTCTCTTTTTGTTTGTCTTTTCGTGGGGCTCATTTATATATTAAAGTTCTTACATCTGTTTACTACAATCTGTCATTACGTTTACCTCCGGCCTCACGAAAGGAGAACAATGAAGAAAGAAAACAAAATTCAATCCGATATAATTTCGGAGTTAAAAGAGTTATTCCCAGATTCTATTATTTTAAAGAACGACCCTAATTACAAACAGGGCATTCCGGATTTAGTTTTATTGGACAGAGAAGGTTGGGCATTACTCGAAGTTAAAAGAGACGCTAATGCTAGTCACAGACCTAATCAGGACTATTATGTAAACAAGGCAAATGAACTCGGTCAATACGGAAGTTTCATTTACCCTCAAAATAAGACGGAGGTTTATAATGGAATTCAGGAAACATTTACAAGTAAAAGAAGGAGATCACGCATATCTCGGAGCTAGTAAGTATCACTGGATAAACTATGATGCTGCAAAGCTTGAGAGTACGTATCGGCGATTCTTAAAAGCACAGCAAGGAACAGAGTTGCATGAGTTTGCAGCAAAATGTATCAAGCTTCGACAGAAGTTGCCGAGATCACCATTAACACTCAACATGCATGTAAACGATGCAATTGGGTACAGAATGACACCAGAGCAGGTGTTATATTATTCTGAGAATTGTTTTGGAACAGCAGATGCTATTAAGTTTTCAAAAGATTTTCTTAGAATTCACGATTTGAAAACAGGCGACATTCCTGCACACATGCAGCAGTTGGAAATTTATACTGCACTGTTTTGTTTGGAGTATGGAATAAAGCCTGGAGATATTGGAATCGAACTGAGGATCTATCAAAATAATGAGATTCTCAAAGAGGTTCCTACACCGGAAATGATATTGCCAATTATGGATAAGATCAAGTCGTTTGACAAGATCATTGTGACTGTTAAGAAAGAGGAGGGCATTGTATGAGCCACTTAGCACATTATGGCACTAAACGCCATTCCGGTCGTTATCCTTGGGGTTCTGGGGATAATCCATACCAGCATAATGCAGAATTCTTAAGGACTGTCCAAGAGATGAAAGCTCGAGGAAAAAGTGAAAAAGAGATTGCTGCATTCATGGGTATGAAAACGACTGAGTTTCGAAATAAGCAGTCAATTTATGTTAATGCTGAGAAAGTAGATCGAATCAATAGAGCTATGAAGTTGAAAGAGCATGGCTATTCCAATGTCAAAATAGCTGAAATGATGTTTGACTCTGCAACAAAAGAGTCGACAGTTCGATCGTTATTGAACCAGGGCGAAAAGCTTAAGAAAGATGCATGTATCAATGCAGCAGAGACTTTAGCCAAGAGAGTCGGCACTAAGAACTTTGTCGATGTTGGTACTGGAGTCGAAAGAGAAATGGGAATTACCAAAACAAGATTGGATGTATCTCTTCAGATCTTAAAAGAAGCTGGTTATGAAGTACATTCAGTCAGAGTTCCACAGATCAATCAGAAAGGCCAGTACACGACCACAAAAGTTCTTTGCCCTCCAGGAACTGAATGGAAAGATGTTCAGCAGCACACTGACAAGATTCGGCCAGTAAATGAGTATTCTCATGATGGTGGAACAACATTCTGGGCACCAGAGTATCCATCAAGTATCTCGTCAAGCCGAGTAGCTGTAAGATATGGTGACAAAGGCGGATTAGAGAAAGATGGTGTTATTGAGCTTCGAAGAGGAGTTGCAGATCTGGATCTTGGAGACTCACATTATGCACAGGTGCGAATCGCTGTTGATGGCACTCATTATCTGAAAGGTATGGCAATCTATTCAGATGACATGCCAAAAGGCGTTGATATTATATTCAATACCAACAAGACAAGTGATGTACCAAAGATGGATGTCTTCAAGAAGATGAAAGATGATCCGGACAACCCATTTGGAGCAACAATTAAGGCAAATGGTCAGTACCATTACAAAGATAAAGATGGAAACGAAAAGCTCGGAGCTATCAATAAGCTGAAAGAGGAAGGCGATTGGGATCACTATTCTAAGAATCTTGCTTCTCAGTTCTTATCAAAGCAGCAGCTCCCGCTTATAAAGAAGCAACTTAAACAATCGATTGGCAATCGTCAGGATGAACTTGATAAAATCCTCAAGATGACAAACCCGGTTGTTAAACGAAAGCTATTGGCAGACTTTGCTGAAGGTTGCGACAGCCAGGCAGTAGAGCTTAAAGCAGCTGCACTTCCAAGACAGAGTTCTAAAGTAATTTTACCAGTAACTTCATTAAAAGATAATGAGATATATGCACCTTCGTACAAGAATGGTGAGACTGTATGTCTTGTTCGCTTCCCGCATGGTGGAACATTTGAGATTCCAGAACTCAAAGTAAACAATAAGAATCCACAAGGAAAAGCAATGCTTGGTAATGCAATTGATGCTGTCGGTATCAACTCCAAGGTTGCTGAAAGATTGTCAGGAGCTGACTTTGATGGTGACACTGCAGTAGTAATTCCGTCTAATTCACCAAAATCCAAAGTTAAGATAACTACTTCTGATATTAGTGCTTATGTTGGTTTAAAAGATTTCGATCCTAAGATTACCTACCGTGGCATTGAAGGAGTTACAGCAAAACTTCCTGAGAAACGTAAAGGATTGGAAATGGGTAAGATCTCCAACCTGATTACTGATATGACACTGAAAGGTGCAAAGCCTGAAGAAATTGCAAGAGCAGTACGTCACTCAATGGTTGTAATCGATGCCCCTAAGCATGGACTGGACTATAAGAGGTCCTTTGAAGAGAACCGTATAGCCGAGTTAAAGAAGAAGTACCAGGGGGCCAGTGATGCTGGTGCATCCACACTCCTATCCCGGGCTAAGTCAGTGGCGTATGTTCCAGAAACAAAACAGATTCGTTTAAAGGATATTGATCCTAAGACTGGTGAAGTACATCCAGAGGCTACGGGGCGTACCTATACGGACTGGAAAAGAAACAAAGCCGGTGCCTGGGAATCAAGAGGAGAAAAACAGGCTACTGTCAAGACATCTAAGATGGCGGCTACTAATGATGCACGTACTCTGTTGTCTAAAGATCCAAATCCAAAAGAGGTTGCATATGCGGACTATGCCAATGCCCTTAAGCATATGGCTAACTTAGCAAGAAAGAATCAGGTTGCAACTAAGAATATTGAGATGAATGCTCAAGCTAAAACAGTATATTCAGCAGAAGTTGCAAGTCTTAATGCTAAGTTAAACAGAGCATTACAGAACGCACCAAAGGAGCGACAGGCCCAAATCATAGCCAATAAGACATTAAAGAAGAAGCAAGCAGCTAATCCTGATTGGACAGCAGATGAAATCAAACGAGCTGGACAGCAAGCTTTAACAGCAGCTAGAGCAAAGGTTGGTGCATCTAAGTCTAATGTGCAAGTAGACATATCAAACAAAGAGTGGGAAGCAATTCAAGCTGGTGCAATCAGTACATCAAAGCTTGAACAAATACTTAACAATGCCAATTCAGACAAAGTTAAGCAACTTGCATCTCCAAGAAAAGCTGTAACAGTTAGTTCTGCACAAGCTGCAAGAATCAAGTCTATGCTTAACTTCGGTTACACACAAGCTGAAATTGCTGAAGCGACTGGACTTTCTGTGTCAACTGTTAACAAATATTTATAGAAAGGAGAATAAGGGAATGAACGATGCAAAAGATAGACCTCTTAAGTTAGCAACACAGAGTTCTGCAGATCATAACGATACACTACATATCTGGATCACAACAGTTGATAACCCTTTTGATCCTTTTGTTGACTTTGACAATTGGTATCGATATGACGAATCAAAGGGCTATTGCACTTCAGGGTATTTGGCTAGATACTTTGACGCTGATACATCAGATATGAGTGACGATGAATACGAAGCACGGTTGGCTGCTGCTATCAAAATTATTCTTAAGAACGATTTCATGGGTCAATATTTTAAAGTAACTCACGAAAATGGAGTAACCAAACCAAGAATTCACAGTAACAAGTAAATAAAAGCTGAGATTCGAATGATTCAAATGATTTGAATGTTTTAGAGTTATTAAAAATAAAAACTCTGTAATGCCATTTGAGTTATTCAATTAGCACCTGGGAGGGGGGTCGTTAAAATAGCACCCCCTCTGTCATCGCCGGCCTCCTTGAAAATTCTCCGGGGGTTAAAATCCTGTCAAAATGGATTTTAGGTTAGTGGCTTTACACCCTCTCTATAAGAGATCTTGGTCTTCTTTTGTCGCACATAGAAGGACCCTCTTTCAGTTAAAGGCTCCTTTCAGGGTCATTAAAACATACCTAGATCTCTTATAGAGAGGGTATAAAGTATTCGAAACCTTGGCGAAAGATATTAGAAAGGAGACGAAAGTATATGGGAAGAAGAGCAGCGACAGCTACTTCCGCAAAGAAGCGTTCAAGGGTTCCTATGACTCCTGAAGACAGGGAACAGTACTTGATTAATCTCTCACTCGATGCTGCTGAAAAGCAGTTACGTGAAGGCACCGCCTCATCGCAGGTCATTACGCATTTCTTAAAACTCGGTTCTTCAAGAGAACAGCTGGAGCAGGACAAGCTCAGAGAAGAAACCAAGCAGACTAAAGCCAAAATCGATTCGTTGGAAGCTTCTGCTAAGAGTGAAGAGAGATACGCTGCAGCAATTGAAGCAATGCGTAGATACCAGGGTATCGAAGATGAGTAGATCAAGTCCAATGTCACGATCATATTTGGAAATGATCCAGTATTCTACGTTTGAAGAACGACTGCAGTATTTAATGCTGTTTGGTTCTGTTGGATACGAGACATTCGGCTATGACCGATGGGTTAATCAGGCATTATATTCATCCGGAGAATGGAGAGAGTTTCGGCATAAAGTAATTGTCAGAGATGGCGGTTGCGATTTAGGTGTTGAAGGATACGAGATACAAACACGACCGTTGATACATCACATAAATCCAGTTACCAAAGAGATGATACTTAACCGAGACCCAATGGTATTTGATATGAATAACGTTGTGACAACAACCCATCAAACACATAATGCCATACACTATGGACACGATACAAATGTTCGTAGCGGCCCTGTAATAAGGAGACCAAATGATACATGCCCTTGGAAACATTGAGGAGGAATTCAATGGAAGAGAGCATTCTTAAGACTATCAAGCAGCTTATTGGATGTCCTGACGACTTTGAGCAGTTTGACTTGGATTTAACCATTCATATCAATTCTGCCTTTGCAACCCTCACACAATTAGGAGTTGGTCCTAAAGAAGGATACCGAATCACTGGTCTGGATAATGTCTGGAGTGAATTCGAAGAGGATGCCCAGAAGTCAAGCTTGATAAAAGATTATGTGTACATTAAAACTCGTTTGTTATTTGATCCGCCAACGAGCAGCGCGTTAATGGACAGTTTGAAAGAGCAACTTAAGGAAATGGAATGGAGATTGTACATTATGTACTATCCTGTTTCATTAGATGATAAGAAGGGAGAGAATGACGATGACTAATTATTCAGCCGATGATATCAAAGACTTCTTAGCCAATAATCAGGAATTCTCTGACTATTATCTTGCACATTACGGATTACCAAGACGATCTGGAAGATACAAATGGGGATCTGGAAAGGAACCGTATCAAAGTCTTAGATCATCGGCTAAAGCTGGTGAGAAGTTTATAAAAAGTTTTTCTAAAAAGAGCAGAGTTGAAAAACAAAATAATAAACGAAGAGAAAGAACAGAAGCTGTACGACTTGAAAAAAAGAAACAAAAAAAATCTAAATACAGAAACGAAAAGGCATATGTAAAAACTTTATCTGATGAAGAGCTTAAACGAATAAATACTCGAGATCAGATGGAAGCCACATACCTTAAAAACCATCCGCAGAAGCAGCCATTACCAAAGATGTTAGTTGATAAAGCTATGAAAGATATTATTGTTCCTGCAGTTACAGAAGTTGTGAAAGAACAAGGAAAAGTTTATATCAAGGGTAAACTCAATTCTGCCGCTCAGAAGATGATTAATGAATCAGTTAAAGCTGAAACAAAGAGTACGAAAAAGAAAAAGAAGTAGAAGTAGGTGATGCAAAATGCTAAGCAATACGGCAACGCCTAGGTACT